GCCATTACACTACGATACTCATCATAGAAAAGACGGATAGCTACTATAGCTCCCATTTCTGAAGGATCGTATGTAAGGATAAACTTACCCTGTGCATCATAGAGATGAGTCCTTACAACGTCATTGGAAAATCTTTCATAGATAAGATTACCGTTCTTATCATATTCCTTCCAATATTCTGTATTTCCTGATGTGTATCTTCGAGGAATAGATGTGAATTTGAGTTGGTTTCCGTGTTCGTTAATGATTGAAGTTGTTACATTCATTTTTATTAGTTCTCCTTTTGTTCAAGTAAAATTAAGTTTTAAGATGTACGGTCATATCTAGTCCTTTTTGAAGACAGAATCTGATCTGTTTCATCACACTAGCTTTAAGTTCAGGTTTTGCATATGCAGATACGTCTAATCCCCTTTCAAGGCCTATTCTGATTTGACACATCTGATCGGTGCTAAACTCAGGTTTAGCATATACAGATACATCTATTCCTTTTCGAATACCCATTAAAATCTCATAAAGCTGAGTTGAATCATTTAACTGCTTAGCATAATCGAATAAGTCTATACCTTCATTAAGACCACGTCCAGCTTCATATAACATATCTGAACTAGTAATTCCTGCATCAAGATATTTATTTATGTCAAATCCTCTTACAAGAAAACATATGATTTGATTCATTTGGCAACTGTCAAACTCAGGTTTTGCGTAAATAGACACATCTAACCCTCTTTCAAGACCAAATAGAATTTTGTCCATCTGATGGTGACTATATTCAGGTTTTGCGTAAATAGATACGTCTAACCCTTTTTCAAGACCTAATCTAATTTCCTGCATCTGTAAACCGCTAAACTCAGGTTTTGCGTAAATAGATACGTCTAACCCTTTTTTAAGACCTAACAGAATTTGAATTCCTTTATCGCAATTTCCTTCTGAAATAGGACAAGGTTTAATATTTCTAACAGACATCCATTTTCCGTTAATCTGTTTTAAACCAAAATTTTCATACCAACTATCTTTAATTTTCTTATCTTCAACCAGTCGCAATCTAATTTTTTGCATTTCTTGATAAGAAATTTTAGGATCAGTGTAGTTAGATGTATCAATACCTTCCATATTACCAAGCAGGATTTCAGCGATCTGATAGTAATTAAATTCCATTCCGTTGTAGATAGTTTTTTCCATTTTGTAGTTAACTCCTTTTAGTAAAAGTATAAAAATTTTTAAAGGCTGTTTCTCAAATTCCATTTAACTACTGCTATAACAGGGACTTTACACAGAGTTCAAATCTGCATTTGCCAATTCTGTTAAAGGATAGAATTACTATCTAATTCGTAGCACCTTTTATCTACATTTAGAATATATATTCAAATTTTTCAAAATTACATTTTTTAAGATAAGTTCAACGACTATATTGCAGTCAAATGATTGTATAATAGGAAAGTACAAGAAGATATAGTCTAATCTAGGTTTAAAAGCCTAGCAGTCATAGAATTAATGTCTCTATGCAAATATTAATGTTTACATTTCCAACAAAAAAGACCTACTTTTCGAAGAAGGTCAAAAATTTAAGAAGAATGACATTCTAGCAAAGAATAGTGATTTCTTCTTAGGTAATAAAACTGATAAAGTTACATTCTCTCAAGGTTTACTAGCAAAAGTAGCTATAGCACAGGGTGACTATACATTAGAGGACTCATCTGTTATTACAAATGAGGTTTCGGAAAATATGTCGTCTTATGTAACTATGGCAACTACTGTGAAGCTAGCACCTAATACAAACATTCTACAAATGGTTAAAAAACATCAACATGTTAAAACTAGTGAAAGTTTAATTTCCTTCGAGCATACTTTTGAAGATGCTGATGCAAATAGAATTCTTGATAGCATGGGTGATGATTTTGCTGAGTTTGTAGAAGATATGGGTAAAGACTCAATCAAAGCTAAGTATTCTGGTGAGATAATCGACATTAAGGTTTACTACAATGTACCTAAAGAAATTTGTTCTGAGTCCATTCAAAAGCTAATCGATAGCTATGCTAAAGAAGTTAATACTAGAAAGAAGATAGTAGAGAATACCAATAACAAATCTACAATTTTCCCAAGAGTTGATCAGATCAAAGACGAGAAGATTAAGGGTATTGACTTTGAAGGTATCATTATCGAATTCTATGTAAAACATAGAGACAGATTGAAGACAGGCGATAAGGTTGTTTATGGTACTGCTGTTAAGACAATTGTTAGTGACGTATTACCTAAAGGCGAAGAGCCTTTCTCTGAAAGATATCCTGATGAGAATATTTTAGCAATCTACTCACCCATGTCTATAGTATCACGTATGACTACAGATAGTTATTCGATGCTATACACAAATAAGCTCATCATTGAGATGAAGCGTAAGATGAAAGAAATCTGGGAGTCTTAACAAAAAAAAAACAAGAGGAAAGTGATACTTAATCACTTTCCTCTTTAAATTTTATTCTTCTATTTTTTGTATAGACGCACCCTTTACAATCCAAGCAACTGCAAAAGCTTCAAGCATAAAAAACTCGTTAATCATAGTCCAGTAACCAGGATAATTTAAAACTACTGATAGGATTTGGTTAAGCATAAAAACTGCAATTATACTTCCACAAACTATATATAAGATGTTTCGTTTCTTGTTATTACCTTTTGTAAACTGTATCAGTATCATCAACGCAAATCCAATAAATAATACTGATGCTGCAATACAATGTATGATATGAGAAACATTAATTGGCAACATTAAGAGACCAACGTGTGTATCAGTAACAGAATTTATATTACATGGGAAAATTACAATACAAATTGATGCAATGCCACTAATTGTTGTAAATACTCGGTCACCTAAGTCATATCCTTTATAAGTAAAGAAAAAGAACGATGCAAGTGTTAGAGAACCAATTAGCCACATTTTAGAGTTTGCATAATATGTAGCAGATATTGAATTCCACCAGCCAGTAGGATTTGTACCTGTACCTAATAAACCAAATAAAACACAGCAAATAGGTAATAAACCACAAATAATTCCAAGAAACATTCTTTGTGAATGCATTGTACTTTCAAATTTATATTTCTTCATCTTACAAACTTCTCCTTTCTAATTTTATGAGAATGCTAAAAATCCTTTTGTTAATCTAGTAAATGTTACTATAGTATCCGTTTCATAAATATTTTTTCCTATTTTTGTATAAATTGTACCCATACCTTCTATTTCATACATACCGTTATAATTGGTGTAAGACTCATCTAAGAAAGATAGATATATAGCTTTGTTCATAGATAAAAATGTTTCATCTACATCTTTAAAATTTCCTATATACTTTAACTCATTGCGATTTATCCTAGATAATAACTCGTCTTCAGCATATGAATTGGATGATGTGTTGTAATAGTACTTAACTTTTTCTTCTTTTTCATCTGGTTTAACAGTACTTTCAACTTCAGATAGGATTTTGTCAACTTCAATAATCTCAACAGTTGTAATTGGTATTTTTATAGTCTGTTTAACATATATCGAGTCTTCATTTACAATATTTTTGTTATTTGCGATAATTTCAGACACGGAGATATTAAATTTTCTAGCAATAGATGACAATGTATCATTTTTCGCTACAGTATAATCTTGATTTCTTGTTACAGTTCTTGATTCAAGTACTGTTTTGGTATTTGTACTATTTTCTATTTTGTAATTATTGTCTAAAATTTTTTGATCAACTTGTTTTTTATCTTGAGTTGATGACTGGATGACTAATTTATTCCCATAAATATTTTTGGATGACTTATCCATGGTTTCTAATTGATTTGAATTAGGTGCCAGCAGATAATATGTTTTAGTTGTATCATCCATCCAGCATCCAGAAGAACTAGTTGATCTTTCAGATTGTCTATCTATATAGCAAACTACATTTTTATACTCTATAGGTTCTTTTTCAGATACAGGCTCATTTTCTGTGATATCATGCGATAAACAGTACCCTCTATCAAAATCAAAAAAGAGTCGTAAACCAGATCTATAGATACCATAAACTTCTTGTAAATACTCAATAGTTTGTGCTAAATTCTTGCCTGGTAATACAACTTGCTTTAGTTTTTCTTTTCTATTAGATTTTTGTACTAACATTTTTTGTTTAGATTTTTTCAAGAGATGTATTAGTAAACTGTCCATATCTACATCATTAAAAATTCCGTTTATAGGATTTTTATTGATAGCTAAATGTTCTGCCTTAAATAGTTCCATGTAAACTGGAATCTTTATACTCTCTTCAAATCCATTATTATTTCGTTCAGTTTCATCAATAAAACGTTGTTTTTCGTAGTCTGATAATTCTAGTATCAAATTTTTATACACACTGTCTGTAGTTTTATCAAACATTCTGTTGTTATTTGTTGAAATATCTGTTTCTTGAAATTTTTCTAGATTTAATCTAAATTGCAACCTGTCTAAGTTATTTGCAAAAGTCTTATGTTGTTTTGGCGTTAAATTTACAGATACTGCAACTACTGGAAATACAAATGCATTGTAAAGCTTAAAAGTTTTAAAATCAAAAAGAACGTCTGATAAATCTATAACTGTTGTGGTTCCATCATCATTAGTTATGATTGCTGAAAAAGAAATTTTATGAAAATACTTTTTCATATTTTGTAAAAATGTAGGATATGCTGTAGATTTTATATTTTCTAAAGAATTTAATGCCAAATGAAATACACCGCCTTTCATCAAAAAAAAATCGATCTAGCATTACACTAGATCGATTCATAATCTTCTCCTATCATTAGCTCCTCTAAATGTAAAGGATATTTTTCATAGCGTTCTGCATTTATTTCTACTAACGATTTCATATCTTGTAGATCCTTTACGGTAAAGGTAGATAGAATTTCCTTATCAGTTAGTTCCATATACATAGACGGAAAATGGAAGAGAGAAATATTTCGTTCTAGTATATGATATTGTTCTGGACTGATAGAATTCTTTATTTCATTAAGGAAGATAGAAGGTTCCTTGTAATTTATGTTAGAAATAACATTTTGGTCTAGCAATTTCTTAAAAAATTTGCAAGTTTTTAATTCTGCATATCCCTTACAGCCTTCTACTGAATATTTCTTATTTCCACTAAATGCGAACATATAAGGAAGTAACTGTGGGTTAATTTCGTAGTTCTCTTTATTGTTGTAAAGTTCTACTAAGTCCATTTGTGAATACAAATTAACATTTCCAAAGCTAGATGTTAGCAAGTAGGTATCTTTATTCTGTAAACAGTGTATCATTTGTAATTTGTCATTAGAGTAGATGATTGACATTTCATCTTTTTCTTGACACTGAATGAAGTGATGAGGAACTAAGTTTGGATTAAGTTCCTTAGTGTTTACAAAGTAAATGTGTGGTAGATAGTTACTTAAAATCTCACATAACTTTAAGTTTTCTCTAATCAGATTATTCATTAAAATGAACTCTGAATTATTATCAAGACGTTTTGTATAAAATTCTTTCCTATAGTCAGGGTAGACACCTAATTCTTTTTCACTTTTTTCAGTAGAGTAGTAAAATACAAAGTTGGTGTAAAACTGTTTTCTAGTTGCAAAGTAATTACGGAAATGAGCAGCTAAGTTTATCAAATTCGATGAAAATATGAAAGACTTTTCATCATTGAAAGCACTGATATTTTCTAAAACTTGTGGATTGTAAAGATTATTGATGATACTGAAAACATCAATGTACATTGTAACAGTTGTAATATGTTTTGGAATCTTAGAAAACAGTGAGTTTAAAATTTCATATCTGATTTTTTTGGAGTTTAGTATTTTCTCCATTGTAGTATCAGAATTGTAAATATCATCCTGCTCTCTTTCTTTTTCATTCATTTGAGATCTTGGTTTAGTCTTATTAAAATCTCTTCTTACCTTTATCATGTTTGTCTCCTTATTTGACTAAGCAGATGTCAAAAATAGTCTTCTTTATTTTTGAGAAAAATGTATTTAAATTTTTTTCATTTAGCAGAATAATTTCACATACATCATTTCCATTTTCATCTTGAGTTTCGTTAAAAACTATATCTGTGTCTCTTACGCTACTGTTAATTCGTCTTTTGTTATTCGTGCTGACAATTAAAATTAAGACATCCTGATCATTTAATTTGATAATTTTAAAATCTATATTGTACTGTACCATTTCGGAACCAAATTTATCTCGTAATAACTCTAAAAAGTCATCTTCATAATATGCAATCATAAATCAAACACATCCTTTCTTTTGATGAAAAATTTGAGAGTATAGGCGTACAATATAACCTATACTCTCAAATTTTATTCTTCATCGTTCTCTTCTTCGAAGTAACGTTCTAAATTCTTTGTGTTGATCTTCTGTAAAGCAACCAAATCATTCAAGTCTAAGGTTATACCTTTACCACAAACTACAGTACCATCTTCTTTATACTGCCACTTACGAATATCAATGACTGGCTTCTTATAATTACCCCAAGTCATAATATTGAGCTGTTTCACATAACCTTTACTATCAGGCTCGGATAAGTCAGCAACATGTTCTATGATGGTATACTTGAGTTCTTTCTCAGTATTACGTGCCATAGTTTTTATATGACCTCCCATAAACAAATTTTATAAAACTGTTTATAGGAAAATTTTTTAATCTGAAAAAGTCATATATTTCTTGTAAAAAATTATCTTAGAATTTGTATGGTTTAATCACCGTATTTATATTTTCTTTGAAACAAGCTATACCAGTTTCATTTATTTTCTTCATTCCTTCATCAAATTCTTCTTTAGTAATTCTCTCTGCTTCTTTAAGATCATCTCTTAATTGTTTTACTTTAGCTTCTTTTTCTTTATTTGTAACTGCTGAAGAACTAAAGAACTCGGCTATTAGAGGAAGTAAAAGAACAGTACAACCATGTTTACCTGCAAGAATGAAACTTTGTACACAGTCAGGCTCTAAAAGTTCCTTAATTTGAGGAAGTGAACCTGTGATTTTCATCTGTTTAAATTTTTCTTTCGTAATAGCATTCTTAGCAAATTTAGAGCAGGAACATAGAAATTTTTCAACTTTTGTTGCAGAATTTCTTAAAAATTCTTTGAATTGTATACTTTCAGACAGCGTAAATGCTGCATTATTGTCGTTTCTTAAAAACATGACTCTAATAAGTCTCCTTTCTTTTAGAGTTGTCAAATTTTATAATTTTTTGTTTTGAAATGTCAATGAGACTATCTAGATTTTACTCCAGATAGTCTCATTTTAGATAACTGATTTTTAAAGAAAGGAAATAAAAATTGTCATCTTTAGATTAAGAAATGTAATATGATTTTATTGATGATTTATTTTATTGTTCGTTTTTTACACGTTAAAAAGTACAGATTTATTTTCCATGAACTCTTTATTGTTCAAATCAATACCGTTATCTCTCAACAGAATCATATCAACTGGTATGTTTTCAAACTCATTGTTATGTGAGATGATAAATACTTGCTCAGAGTTTAGAATCTTCATTTGAGCTTGGACCATATCAATGAAACTTCTACGGTTAGCAGTGTCTAAAGCACCATCTAATTCATCTAACAAGAAGATGTTATACTTCTTCATAGACTGTTCTATCAAAGCCAAAGATAAGGATAGAGAAGTCAGAGCAGTCTCTCCCTGAGAAGCTTGAGATATATCAGACAGTACGTCACCATTATTTTTATAGACCTTGATAAAGAAATCTTTATCTGTTACTTCAAAAGCAATAGCGAACTTACCATGTTGAGAAATGTCAAGCAGGTTGTTTGTAATGAACTTAGTTCTGTTAAGATAGTCATCGATAAAGTAAACTGGAATTCCCTTAGTAGGATTCAAGCTATCTTTAATCCAACTTGTCTTTTCATAGTTTTCATCAAGAACTTTCTTACGTTCAGTATAATCCTTCAACTTGTTAATCTTCAACTTTACATTGTCCAAAGCTTCCTCAATGATAGGAATCTGTTTACTATAAGACTCTTTTTCTTCTTTACCTTCTGCAATAGTATCAGCTAGATCAGAAATCTCATTTAATACCTTTTCAGCATCTTCATATTTGGTCTTAACTTCATTGTACTTTTCTAAGAATTCTTTTTCTCTTTCAAATTGTGCAATAATCTCATTTAGTTTATCCATTCTATTGGAAAGTTGAGATTTATTGAAAGTGTAAAGATCTAATGTCTTACTCTGTTCAGTAATATTGTCACTAATTTCATTGTATCTAGTGTTTAGTCCATCTAATTCTTCATTCAGATCTTTATAGATACTACCAATTTGCTCATTAGCTTTGATCTTCTCGTTGATAGTTTCTTTTTCTTTCTCTAAGTCTGAAATTTCAGTTGTAAAGTTGAAGTAAGAATTTAAAGTTTCAGAACCATTAAACAATACTTGTCTCTTTTCTAGAGTGGTTGTAGTTAGGAAATATACCATTAAGTCCTCAAATGAGTTAACAGAAAAATCTTTCAAAATTTCATTCAAACTCTCAAAACAACCCTTTTCTGTATTGTACAATCTTTCAATTCGATCTCCAATGTTCTTTACGGACTCAAAAGTTTCGATATCTTCTTCTAACTTCTCAATCTCAGATGTTACAGTTTCGATATCTTCTTCTAACTTCTCAATCTCAGATTCAACATTTTTGTACTGAAGAGCATTAGCTATGAAAGGACAACTATCATCGGTACAATCTACAGGCCTTTTTTCTAAGATAGACAGATACTTCTTGTTAGAGTTTGCTACTGTAAGTTTACTTCTTAAATCTTGTCTTGTAGATTCTTTTTCTTTCTTAGCTTTCTTCATGCTGTCAATTTCAAAATTGAACTTGGACCAAGACATCACTTTAGAAATGAAAAGTTTACTTAAAATAGATTCAGCTCCTATGCTAATCTTACTTTGTTCTTCAGACAGTACTGAATAGATACGACGCATAGCAGGAGCTACATTAGAAGAACTATCGATATTTTCTTTGATGAAAACAGACATATCAAATCCACTCAATTCTTCATTTAAGCTTTTGATTCGGTTATCTCTGTCATCTAACATTTCTCTTAGTTCAGATAAGTCTTGAACTGACATACCATCAATCTGCTTCTTTTTTGTTCTGATACTAACGGAAATAGTACCTAGATTTTCCTTATCAAATCCAATTTTTTCCTTGAGCTGTAGAATGTCATTATCAAGTTCTGCTAATTCTTTCTCAGTAGCTTCGATGTTTATTTTAGTTTGTTCTAATGAGTAATTGCTTGTGTATTCCTCAATCTTAACCCTTTCAGTTTCTAAAGAAGTCAACTCTTTAGTGTAGGGATTCTCATACTTAGCTGCCTTTAATACGCCATCCTTATCCAAAGTAGTTACCATTACCTTAGCAGATGCAATACGGTTACTACATTTTTCAAGAGACGTTCTTAGAGATTCTAACTGTTTTTCTAATCTAGTTCTTTCTAGCTTTAAAGTAGCTTCATCATCTAACTTTAAAATCTCATCAGAAAGATACTTGATTTCTTTAGTCATTGCTTTGTACTTTTCGTTGACAATCTTATAACGTTGTAAGTACTCCTCAATGTTTGGTAAGAAAGTTGAAATATACTTTTTACGATTTGCAGTTGATAGATCAATGAAGTTAGTAACATTAGAACCAATACGAGAAATCTTAAAGAATTCTTCATCAACGCCTAAATGGATTTCAACTAGATCTTTGAAAGTAAGTACTCCACCATTTTCATTAAGTTCATTTCCATATTTGTCAGCTAGCTCATCTTTTGCTTGTGGTTTTGAAATGTAGTCATTGTAGTCCATAAAAGAAATGAACGATTTAGTTTTGTTCTTAGCAGAAATATAATGTCGAATCATGTAGACTCTATCATCCACTAAATAATGAATTTCTTTTTCTCCATCTTTTCCTTCTATAAAGAATTTGTCTCTTTCATCATTACAAGTTCCAGTGAAAGGATGAAGTGAACTCATTAGTGTCGTTTTACCCGATCCATTCCCACCGAAAAGCATGACAATATTATTCTTACCTTTGGTAAAATCAATCTCAATTTCTCGCTTACTTGTACCTGCATAGATACCTGCTGAATTTACCAATCTTAAGTATAAAATTTTCATGAAAATTTTTCCTCCTTAATTTTTGTAATCTAATGAATTATATATATCCAAAACTAAAATAAAAAAAAAATAGTGAAATTGTATTTTACTACAATTTCACTATTTTTGAGATTTGTTTTATTTAGTTGTCGTTGCTATTATTGGAATTGTTATTGTTTTCATTTACATTGCTTACATCAACTTCTACTTCGATAGGCATCAGTCCAAACCTCCTTCCTCTATTGGAATGAGATCTGAACATAAACCATAGTAATCCGTCACTATATTCATGTTTTTGACATTAAAGTGAACTAGATAGATAAAATCTTTCTCAGTAGAATAAATTTTTAGGTTTAGTTCTTTAGTAGATGATAGTATTTTTCCAAGATACTTTGGAAAAATTGAAATCATCAACATCATGTCCTTTGTACTGATACTATCGAAGGAGATACTATTATCTGTGAAAGTATAAATTCTGTTACTTTTTTCTGATGTGAATTTTGAGATTTCTTCTTTTGAAAAACTATGATCGAAAATTTTTGTACTATCAGACGCTACTAAGCTATTAAAGAAAGTTTTAATCTGTTCTAACTTTAGAGTATCTGCATTTGTCCATTTAAATTCTAACTTGACATTTGGTATACTTGTTTTGATTTCAATAGTGTTATCTTCTAAAATATTGGTTCCGATTATTGACTTCTTGTATTCCTTTAGAAAATCATTAAATTCGTCTACTTGAATCTTAAAAGTTTTATCACTAAAAAATTCTCCACCTTTTTTGTCTTCTTTAAAATTTGTTATTGCTTGTACTAATTGATCACCGTCATAAGTATAACTTAGACCCTGATCGAAGTATATCCATCGATTAGTTGATATACCTTTTGTTTGTGCTATAAATTCTGTCAATCTGTTAATCATAATTAGCTACTTCATAAGTCCTCCTGTCAATTAATTCAAGTTACTAAAGATGTCAAATAAAGAATTTTAAACTTGAAGAAAACATTTAATTTCTTCAAGTTTAAAATATATAGTTAAAACTGTCAATTATGCGGTTTTACTTTCTAATACATTTAACATATCAGTAACGTTAGGTAAGTCAAAATATGTCTTACCAATGTTTATATAGTCTTTCGTGACTATATCATCCATTAGTCTTGGTGAATCAAAGAAATCGGATTCAATTCTACCTATTTGCGTTGTAGCATCTACATTAAATGCTAAGATGATACTAGGATAAAGTGATGTAAGGTCAAAGTCAATAACATTTTCAAAGACAAATTTTGATCTCATTCCATTTATCATAATTCCCAAGGCTTTGTTTAACAAAGGATCTGCTACAAACGCACCGCGAAAGCTTACCTTATCATGTTCATTCATTCCACCATAATTCGTGTTATGGTTGTTAGACATGATGTAACCTCTATCATAATAAAACCTTCTCGCAAGATTTTTTAGACAGACAGTTTTCTTTAGAGCCTTTTGAATACGAGTTTCAGTCTTAGCTGCTACAGTGTAAATCATGTTGAAGTCTTTATTCTTGTTCTCAAGCATATATAACAGCATCGTGTCGTGCAGGTTATATTCAATAAACTCTTCATAATCAACCCATGCAGAATTCTTAGTTGATGTATTTGGGTCTTTAAATTCCAACTTGTTTTCACCAAGTTCTTCAAATGCAATAGCATCCAAAGAATATGATTCTCGCTTACCAGCTCCTTTACGTAAGGCTGCAAATAATAGCATTTGGTCAAGATAGTTTGTATAACTACTAACAGCAATGTAAGAAGCGTCATCAGCAAAATCTGTCGATTTAGTATCCTTATTTAAATAACACTGTTTATATGGTATATCTTCAGAACAGATTATGTCATTTGGGTTTTCTCCTAACGTGACAATTCTATTCATTAAGTACGAAAAGTCGAAACCACAGAAGTTCCAAGCACCTAAGAAGTCAGGTTTTAAATAGTTAACCAAATAGAAGAAATCACTAATCAAACCTAACTCATTTTCTTCATCATACCAAGTTAGCTTTAACTTAATGTCCAAACCCTTATCTTTATACTTCTGTTTGATTCTCTTTTTAAATTCCTTGAGTTTATTCTTTTCAAAATCTTCAATTAAAGGATTCTCAGGATTTCTTAAAAATAGACCATATAGTGTCATATTGGAATCATTGAAGAATGCAATTGCATTAACAGGGCATTCAGCAACTTCTGGTTCAGGGAATCCTATAATTTTCATTGAATCAACTTCAATATCGATAAACGCTTTTGTAAAAGCATTCTTAGAATTTTCAGCTGGATACTTATTATAGTGTCTTCCAATATAATAGTCTTCTAAATCGATATCAGAACCATGAACATTAGGGTCTAAAAATACGGCTTTAGACTGACTGAACTTTTTGTCCCTAATACATTTCCAGAAAAACTCTTCATTTCCAGTTTCATATGCAACTGATTTTACAATATTACTTGAAGATGTAGTTACTTCTCTAACTTTATCTTTTTCAATATAGTTGACTTGTTCTGTTAACTCATACTCATCTTTGGTTACATAATAGGTAAAATCTGGATCTTCAATAATCTCAGTAAATTTTTCTCCAGTTTCTTCATCTTTCAAAACCTTGATTAAAACGTCAAATTTATTTCCTCGATCATCGTAGTCTTGACATTTTACCGTTTTTATTAACTGATGGAATCCCATAAGTTATTCTCCCTTTCGTTTTAATTTTTTTGTAATCTGATCTCTTAAAAATCGTTGTAGTGCAAATCTAGTATTAAATTTCATATCTAATACACAAACGTCAATTTTAAAATCATCTAAAACCTGTTGTACATCTTTTAAATCACCTTCTGTTGGTGGTATTTTAAGGTCTTCATCTGTAATTTGTGTTTCTGATGCAAAGTCGCTAAATACGGATGCTTTTTTAATCGATGCCATATAGTTAAACACTCCTTATCTTCTGTAAAAAGTTTTTAATTATAGGTTCGTAAAATTTTTTATATGTTAGGACTTTTCCATTTCTATATTAAAGATGATTTGTTTCAGTTTATGTATGATAAACTTAGGATTGAATTTAAATTCTTCCTTTTCCATATTGTACTCAAGGTTTCCATAGTCAAAGTATAAAAAATTATTACTAATTTTATCTTTAAATGGGTTTGTGATCTTTATAAAATAAGAATTGCTAAGTGTATTAGTAAAGTAAATACATTTTTCATCATCAGGATTTAAATCTGCAAGTAAACCTTTAATATAAATATCAAAACATCCTTTTGATAGTACTGCCAACTTTATTCTCCTTTCATTTCATGATAAAAAATTAGGGATTTTATTTTCTTTTCTAAAACGTCTGAGTTAAATGTGAATATCCTTTTTCTCTGATCATAGTTGAAATCTTTATGATTGAATTCCAATATTAGAGTTTGATATTTTCTAGTAAATAGCTTATAAAAACGTATATGGAAACCACTATTACATTCAATTAGATTAGCTATGCAATAGTTCAAATTAAGTGATTCAAGATAGTTCTCAATAAATTCTTCAAATTCATGTACATTTAATTCTAAAATCATATTACCATTTTTCCCTTTTTAGTTATTTAAAGTTTGCATTTCTATATCAAATATAGCTTGCTTTAAGTAATGCTTAATGTAAGATCGGTTAACTATAAAGCAATCTTTATAGCTGATGTATTCAAATTTTCCTTTTTCAAAAGGTATTACAAAATTCCTAGCTTTGCCAAGAAGTAGTTTAAAATATTTTATACGATAACCTTCATTTTCTATTATGCCACCATGCATTATAACATACTTTAATGCTATTTCATCAAAACATTTATCGATATACTTTTCAAGATTTTTCCTTTGTACTATTTTCATCGGTTTATTTCTCCTTCTTTACTACACACTTAGAATATATATTTCTAGATTTCTTTAATCTTTTACAAAAATTTATAACAAAAACAATTCAATAAAATTTCAGTAGAAAGGAAGGGAAATATTTTTATGGCCGATAAGAAGAAAGAATTAACCATGAAAGATAAGTTAGATCAATTTCGCGTAGTATCTAAACTATCAACTTCTGAATTATATGGGACCACTGAAAAATTCGGAGATTCTAACGTTCAAGACATTGCTGATATAAAAAATTTTGTTGACAGTGTCATGTATAAATATAAGAAATCCACAGGCGATGACATCATAGAGTTTTTCAATGCAGTAAACATGAAAAATTCATCTGGCATAGGACGTCCTAGTAAAAGTGCTAGTGTAGAAGAAGCAAAAAAACAACTAAGAAGCATAGAACAAATGGCTAATGAAAACGACATTTATTCTATGAATGAGCTTTTCAGCCAAGAATCTGGTAGATTTCAGTTATACAGCAGTTATCAGTTAATTTATGATAACATCCCTCAGATGAGTCAGGCAATAAATACGTATGTTGACAATATTATGTCTCCTGATGACTTTACAAAAGATACTTTTTTAATTTATCTAGATGATGTTATTACATCAATGGTTAAAGAAGACAAGGAAAATACAAATATCATAAAAAATTGTAAGACCTTAATTGAGAAGTACAATATAAATAAACACACTAAAAATATCATAAGAGATACATTAGTATTAGGAGATCAATTTGTTGCAGTATTAAAACTAAATGACGAAATTTCTAAGGTAATGCTATCTGAAGATAGTAGTCTTAAAGAAAGTTCTACATTTAAACCATTAGCTGAATCTGAAATTGAGTTATCTAATGATGACATCTTACAATTGTCAGAAATCTTTGATATAAGTAACGTTAAAGTACCTGCAAAGAAACCAGTACCATCAGATTATAAGGATAAGAAAAATTTAAATGAATCATATCAGGCCGATCTAGCCATCTATAACGAAGAGGTAAAATTATTCAATGAGACCAAACAAAAGTTTTCTCATGATATAGCAGAAATCTTGAACAATAATTTTGTCTTTTCTGAAGATTCATCTTGTTTGTTAGAAGATAATGTAGAAATCTCAAAACAATTTGGTTATGCTAGTAAAAAGGAATTATTCAATAACTTCCAGAATCAAGATAGTGAAGATAGAAAGAATCTAAATCCCTATAATAAGACTAAAAAGACTGATGATATTAGAGTCGGTGGTTCTGTATTGAAAATATTAAAGCCAGAAAGAACTATTAAGTTGGTACTGGATGATTTTGAGTATGGTTACTATTACATTGAAAACTTAGAAAATAATGCTGATATGTTAACTACTGGTTCATACAGTATGTCTTCTAATATTTTCACTTCTTTTAAGTCTCAAGCAAATGACAAGCCAGATATAATTAATGCTAAGTATAGACTGATTACTGATATCTTTGTTAAAAATATGGCAAAGCGTATTGATAAAAAATTCATCAATAAGCATCCAGAATTTAAAAATACAGTTTATGAGTTACTTAAGCAAAACTATCTACTGAATAAGCAAATTCGTATGGTATATTTAAGACCTAACGAAGTTATACATTTTGGTAGTGGTTCTGGAGATTACTATGACAGCTTATTCAAGAATGTATTATTCTCTGCTAAACTTTATTTAGCAGTCTTAACTTCACAAGTAATGTTAAGACTAGTAAGATCGCCTGAAAAGAGAGCATTTTATGTGGAAGTCGATCTTGATAATGATACAGAAGCTGTAGTTCAACAGTTTATGAGAGATATCAAGACGAAAGATATCAAAATGAGTAATTTTGGTGGAGACATTAACACGTTACTACAAGCTATAGGAACTTTCCAAGATTATTACATTCCTGTAGTAGAGGGTCAAAAACCTGTTGAAATAGACACTATACCTGGGATGAACGTCGAAATAACAAATGATTTCTTAGATTACTTATTAAAAGCTATGATTTCTGGTATAGGTATTCCTCCAGAATTCCTTAGTTATTCCGAACAGACAGAATTTGCTAGATCTCTCGGAATGATGAATGGTAAATTTGTTCGTTCTATCCTTGTTTTCCAGACAATGTTTGGAGATCAGTTTACTAAAATGTTCCGTTTACTTTATAAAAATGAGTATCTTAATGATTATGACTTGAAAAAGAAACAAAGAGATCTTAAGAAACTCAATAGTAGAGAAAATGATGAGACAATTTTAGTTGATACTGAAAAGGAAAGAAATAAGGTAGCTAAGGATAAGAGTCTGTTAGAAGATACTTATTTTGACTTAGATTCTCTAACTGTTAAATTCCCACCCCCTCAAGCATTAAATATGACTACCATTACTGAACGTATTACAAACTCTAGAGATATTATAGATTTTGTAACCCAGACATTAGTAGATCCTAATGATGCAGAACTATCAACTGAATTTAAACGTGAACTAACAAAAGACTTGTTAAGCACATTTGAATGGGATAAGTATGAAAAACTCTTAGAAAAAGCTAAGATTAATAAAACTGAAACTTCCATTAAGAACGCTTCTATGAGTGGCGATGATGGTGGAACTTCTGATTTTGGTGGTCTATAAAAAATTAAATGACAAGAATACCGTAAAGGTATTCTTGTCATTTTTATTAAAAATTAGACATAGTTCTTAGCAGAACCGCCAAGTTCTTTATCTAACAGAGAAGTAGCACCATAATTACCAATCATACTCTTACCATAATTAGCAGAATATGTATCTTTCATAGTTTTATAACCCATGTCAGGATTCTTGGGATCAAATTCACCCATTTCCATAAAGCCATAAACCTTTTCAGCTAAAACTTGCTTAGCAAAAGCATCAACTTTACTAGACATATGGAATACGCCACGGAAGTTTTGTTCATATTCTACAGCATCATGAGTACCATGTGTAAATGCAAACTGAGAAAGCTGAATCTTAGTAGGCATAACTGCAGTGTAGTAGCAAGCAAACTCAATGTTAGGTCTACCAACGTTATCTGCGTCAGGACGAGTTACAATGTAAACAAGCTCACCAGTATGGTTCTTGGCAGAGTAGTCAACACCATGAACACGAGGATAGGTAGCAATACCAGTCTCAGGATCACGGATACCAGATACCCAGTACTGATACATATTACGAATGGGAGAACCAGAGAATTCTCTGTGAGTGATAGAGAATTCATTATTACCCTTCTGGATGTTAGAAGCAACGTTATAAGTATTTGCTGCAAAACCATGAGTAATATCAGTTGTCTGTAGTTCCATATCAGCAAGTGAGAAGCCAGTTAAGAAGTTCTTTTCAGTCATAGCTTGGAAATCAGCAAATGTATCTGTAATCCAAGTAGGAACAACGACCCATTTAAAGAAGGAATAACCAGTTACTAGAGGATCGAAGTCTAAGTTCATTGTATTGTAAGAACCATTAAAGAAACTTTTATTGCTAGCAGGTCCGCCATTATTATTAAAGACTACAACATTTTGTGGATCATGTCTTAACATATATAGGAAAATCTCCTTTCAAATTTTTAATTTAGAATTTTAATCATGGGAGGATAGAAAAGTTTAATCTTCTATCCTCCCAATTATAATTATTGGCTCTAATAATTAGTTCATAAAATTATGCATTGACAACCAGGTCAATAGCGATACGTTCGATGATAGAATTGAAGGTAAGTTCAACCTTAACACGAAGAAGCTTCTGTTGTCTATCATAGTCGGATGCATAAACAGTACCAGAGATAGAATCACAAGCACGGTTAGCAATCCATTTATTCAGATAAGCACTAAGATCGGTCTGTGCGTTGGTAATAGTTACAGAATCATTGAATTCAAACTGGTAGTTCTTCATTAAATCTTCAACATCACGCTGAATTCTGAGAAGAGTACGTACACAGCTAATATTAGACAGTGCAGAAACACTGTGCTGAGAGGTTAACTGAGAGTTGAATCTAGTAGAAATCTGATCCTGTTGTACATAGTTAATCTGTGCGTTATATAGTCTTTCTCTCCACTCAACATTAGGTAAGAAGGAAACAGACTTAAAGCCAGTAACAGTACCACGACGAGGACCAACAAAATTCCAATGGATACCATTAGTGTTATCATTAGAAGGAATCTTGGACGCAAGGAAATAAGTAGGAGTTATTCTAATCTCATTACCAGTATATTCACTATCGGAAACAACAAAGTCCTGAGTAAAGATAGCAAGACGATAGTTGTTGAAGTTGATGGAACTCTTTCTATAGTTGATAGCATCACCAGGAGTTGCTTGTAACTCAGTATCAAGAATACCCATAAAGTCAGTACGAAGTTCAGTACAAAGAACAGCAATTGCACTCTTAATATTAGCAGAGTAGTTAGCGTCAAGAACCATGTCGATGGGCCACTGTTCCTTATCAGTTAAGGAGTCATCAATCATACCCTTATAGCCTTCAATGATTAGTTTCTCAACTGCATGATCTCTATAAGAAACATCTTCTATAGAACCATCGGTACCGTAAAGTAGAGATACATAGTTATCAAAGTTCTGAGAAACTGTGTAGTAGGTTTCCTGCTTCTTATCGGTTGTATCCTTCTGGATGGAAACGATAGAAGTTTTAGCAGCCGCATAATCGAAACCACCGATTTCAGACTTGACAGTATTAATGAAGGAAACAACTCTTGCCTTTAAGCTATTTAATGGCTCTTTAAGCTCATTGTAAGCAACAGATTTATTCTCTAAAAGTGCAAGATTAATTGTAAAATAGAGAGACTCAACCTTTAACAGATTTCTAATGGTTCTCCATGCAGATTCTAATGAAATCTCATAATCAACAGCAGTTGTATAATCATCAGTGAGAGTATCATAATCAGTCTTAATTACATTTAGAGCAGTTTCTACTTCTTCTAAATGGCTATCTGCAAAGGTATTAGAAGAACCCTCAACCGCATCAGAAATATTCTTGATTGTTGCTAAGATACTTTCAACTTTTCCAATGACCTCATAAATAAATTCTTCTTTTTCAGAGTTAATTGAATTAACATTCAGATTGTTAAAGGTTTCAGAAAGCTCAGAAACAGTATTCTTATGCTTATTGCAATTAAGTTCAGCAACAGTCATGGACTTAAGTTTACCTTCAACAGTTTGAAGATCTGTTAAAAGAGTAGCAACAGTAGATGCATGAGAATCATCTACACCTTGACTAATTCTTGCATAGTCAAATAATTCATAAAGCTGATCGACTAAAGCATTAATGCAAACGGATAGAGCATAAACTTCTGCATTAGCAATATTGTAAGTAGCTTCAGAAACATCATTAGTTAATTCGCCCTTAGCAACTTCAAAGACATCATATGCTTCTGCTACAGAATTATCAGCTTCAAAAGCTGCAACACCAGCATCAAGCGTATATGCTTTACCATTTTCGTCTTTAATTGTATCTAGTTCAATGTTATTATATGCAACTTTACGAGTAGATGCATCTTCAAATTTCTTGATAATACTTAAAACTTCTTTAGAACGCTCAAAAGATTCATTATAACGTTCATACTGTTCATTACGATAAGCATTGTCGATCAATGCAATAGAATTCTCAATAGCATCAGAAGCATCGATGATATTACGCTCATTGGTAGCTTTGCCATCATCAGTATATCTGATAACAGACATATGAATATCTTCTTCCTTGTTGGTACGCTCATCATAATAAGTTTCGTACTCACCATTAATCTGACGACTTAAACCACTGAAAAAGTCAATCTTATTAGGATGAACTTCAGGATTGATAAGCTTAGCTAATTTCTCATAGTTGTCTTCATTGAAGATAACTGTGAAGTAATCACAGTAGTTGTCGATTACGTCAGTGATAAAGAAAGAACTACCACTGTTAGACATAGCATCAGGATCTAAAGAAACAAGGAAAGGACCTTGAATAACAGATACACTACCAGTACTAGAAGTTTGTGTTACTTCAAAATTATAAAGACGGAATTCGTAAGTAGAATCATAAGCTTCAGTTAAGCTAAATCTGAAACCTAAGTTATTATATCCCTTACCTCTACCATTTGGAATTACTGCAAACAGCATATTGTTTGTATAACCATCAATAGTTTCAGCAGTGACACGTCTTAATTCAGACTCAATTTCCGTTTTAGACGTATTGTTAAGGTTAGTATAAGTAATGCAAGGACGTAACTCGACATTATCTACAACTACAAGCTCACCATTAACATCTAATACTTCTTTCTGGGTTTTCTTAGTCTGAATGTTAACAATAGCATTTGCATAGCCAGCATCTTCAGGAAGAACACGTAAGCAATATACAGCACCGCCAGCATTCAACCAGTTAACAATATTGTAACCAGCCTGACCATATAGCTTCATGTTAGGTTCGCCATAGTTAAAAATAAACTCAGAAGCAGAAGTTATAGTTTGGATTTCATTGTCAATACCCTTTTCAGAAGTAAAAACAGCGAATAATTTAGTAGTTCCTGAAGCAGTAATATACGTAGTAGAATTGTCAGTAATAGTACTGCTTACAGAAGGATGTACATAACTAATTGCCATATAAAATTTCCTGCTGTTAAAAATATAATGTAGTTGTTTATTTTATATTATACAGCAGAAACCTCCTTTCTTTTTTTGTCATAAATTTTATAAAGTTATAGCAGTTTATAAAGTTTTATATATTTGTTGAAACGAATGAGAACTTTTCATAGAATTCATAAAACTAGGAGAATAAATCTAATATCTTGTTCTGAAAAAATGATAAAAACTTCGATTATTCTAAAAAAAGAATAATCGAAGTTTAAATGTTATTAGTACTTTATGGTTGGTTCGATTGGAGTTTCTGCTTCTTTTCCGCCATCTCTGGATTTAGAAACAGAATATACAATCGCTTTGTTAATGTTTTCACTAGTCATAGCTGTAAATGAGGAGGAAAGCATAGCTAATTCCTTAATAGATGCCTGCTTGTAATCTAATTCTGAAATCTTTGAATTAGATTTTCCTATAACTTGTCTAAATGGAATTTCTGGATTTTGCTTATACCTTGCTAACTCAGAAATAGTCATTTCTAGAATTAATGAAGGAACCTGTAAATCAGTACTATTTGTTTCCATGTTTTCTAGATAAAGTTTAATAAAGTCACTATACTTAATCATTTTTGGGAGTTTTCCCTTCTGATGTAACTTTAATAACTTTTCTGTGTTTTTATAGCTTTTTGCATGGTTAAGATTATTGATGAAAATGTCATTTTGATAAAGAGTAAAAATCTTATAACTATCTTCTACTTCATCATCACTATCAAGTTCTTCATCTATTCCATCTTCATTAAAATTCCTCTCAACTAATACTTCTTTAACATTATCTTTGAACTCAGAAAATGAAAAAGTAATATCTTCTGGTAAAGATAGCTGATAAGTTTCATACTTAGTACTGTCAGGGTCTTTATAATAACGCATTACAAAGCAAGCTATAGTCTTGATCTGAGTTCCAAGTTCTTCAGCAAGCATATCTTCATCAAAATAAGATTTAGGGAGGTAAATATCTAGTCTATTGCCTACAAATACAACTTTATCTTCTTCTTGTTTTAAAAAGGTATAAGTCATAGTTAATTAATTCTCGCATTCTTCAGTATTATCGACATCTTTCTTAAAGTCTTTTACTAAAAATTCTACAAGAGGATCCGTACTATCTAAAATTAGGAGGTTTTTAATGGTATTTGAAATGTAAATGTAATACCTGTCAACATCATTCTGCTCAATAAAGTAACAGAACTGGTAAAATCTATAATGTAACAGGTGTTTAATACAATCTACATTTGTATTTTCAATAACTTCAAGAACAGACTTTAGAGATTCAAATTTCTTTCCACTATTTTCTAGTTTCTCGCTAGCCTTATCAAGCAATTCTTCATATCCATCGTACAGATGATATTTATCATTTTTCAAAGGTCTAGTCCAATCATAGATCCAGTCAATCTGTTCTAAAGCTTCAGTACAAACAGTTTGAGCATCATAGAATTCCTTGATATTTTCATCTTCTTGATGTTCTGCAATATATTGAGTGTACATATCAAGTTTGTTCTGAACGTTCTTTCTAAGCAATTCAAAAATAATGATTCTGGAATTGTTAGGAATCTTTTCAGGGTCTAAATTGTTTTCTCTAATAAAGTCACCTATGATAGCATTAACAGATTCTTCGTAATCCTGTTTGTACTGTGCTATCTTACGATTAGTTTTATTGATAGCATGATTCATGTTCGATGCAGACTTATTTTGTAAATGTCGATTATATTTTTGTTGTTGTACGAATTTACTTCTTTTTTTGCTACCCATAAACTATTATACCTTTCTACTTTCTTCATGTCTTAGCAGAGTGATTAAGTCAATTCTAATGGAAGAATACAGATCATATTTGAAGTCATCATCATTGATAGGTTTAAAGTACTCTTCAATGAACATCTTTTCCAAGTAAGTGTTAAACTTGTTTTCAACAAGTAACTCTTTCATTGCAAAATTAGTAGCTTCATACTCATCAGTACTTATAATTTCTTCCACAATAGATTCTGGTTCATCATTGTATTGAGATATGTTCTCTATGATTTCCTCGATGTTATAAAGAAGTGTGATATTATCAGGATTACTTAAAGATTTCTTTAAAGACTTGAACATTAAATCTTTCTTTTCTTCTTCATCGACATAGTTTACGATTAAGTCTTTTTTATGTGAGTACAAGTAACTGACAAAGAAATTGATGAGGTTATTCTTATACTTTAGAACTAGGAAATTATACAGTTCTCTAGTATAAAAAAAGAAATCATCGCTGTCTAAGTTATTACTAAGCTCAGATGAAATTGAAAAACGTTCTGCTAATGCATCATAGATCTTTTTGTAAACACTTTTTCTAATATCTTTACATCTTTCAATGATTATTTCATCTTCTGGATAGAACTGTGTTATAAATTGAAAACGTGTTTCAAATACAGCAAGCATATCATTGTATATTGCAGAGTTAACCATAGTTGTCTTTAACTGTTCTTCAATGTTAGAAGTAATGATATCATCTGATAATTTTGCTAAAAGATCAGCACGTTCTGTTTCAGTTGGCTGAAACAAGTTAAAGTCATTGTCTATTTGATTGACCATTTTACTTATTTCCTCTCTTTCTATTTAATTCTCTGGCATTTTTTCATAAGTAGCACCTTCTACAACTGCCAGAATATCTGATTCGTTGACCATTATATACTTAAATCCCTCAAAAGGTACCCATTTTCCAGTTCTTTTAGGAATAATTACAACTGCACCTTCTTTAATATCTTTGTTTCTTACTTTTGGACCAACAGAAGATACAATATGGAATGCAGGAACCTCCGTCTCTACTAATTTTGAAGGAAGTACTATACCGCTTTCAGTTTCTTTTTGAATATAGGGGATTACGATAACATTGTCATTTAAAGGTCTTAATTCGCTCATTTTAAACTAATTTCCTTTCCTTATAAGTATGTGGATTTTTAATGTATTTTTACATTTCTACTTTAAAATTAAAAAAAGAAAGTATCTATAATTCTGATACTTCCTTTTAAATTAAAGATTTAGTCAAACTTATAGGTAGCTAAAACTGTAAAATATTCTGGTAGAGTAGATGTCATTTCCATTTTTAAATTCTTTCGTTCAATTGCATAACTCTTTGAGTAAACATCAGATCGTCTATTTAGAAAGTCTATATAAAAGATACAACTAAATGCTTTAAACTTAGCCGATGTATATAGTAAGTGGTCGATATAGGCTTCATTAGTAGAAATTTTTAAGAATTTAGTAACGTAAATCCATAATAAATATAACTCACTTCTATCATTAATTAGAAAATACGCAGGATTGTATTTGAATGTTAAGTCAAATTCAAATCTTTTGAAAATATCGTTAACAGCTTTAGATTCATTCACTTTAATAGCCTCCTTTGTTTTTATGTAAATCTAGGATATATATTTAAAAAATACTTTGTACGGTTCAACAAATTTATAAATTGATCTTCAAGAAAGGAAGGTACAAAAGATATATGGCACATTTAGTAAAAATTTTTAATGCACTGGTTCTTTACTCTTACAATATGCGAGCATTACATTGGAAGATTAAGGGTAAGAACTTTGATGGGAAACATTTTCTAGCTCAAGACTACTATCAAAGACTAGATGCTTTTGTAGATGAAGTTGCAGAAATGATGATGATGTTAGGTCACGCGCCTAAAGATCTTAAGACTGTTTTAGACAGTACTGCTAATGATCCAAGTGAAACTTTTTTAGTAGTATCCTGTGAATATGGACAGTCTTATACTGAGGAACAGATGACACAATCTGTAAATGAAATGTTCTGTCATTTGATGGCTCTTTATGAAGCTGCAGGTAAGGATGAAAGCCTACCTAGTGATGTTAGATCTAAGCTTGATGAGCATGTTTACTATTTCCGTTTAGAAGCTAGATATAAAGGAAATGCTCGTAATATGTCTGATGAGAAAACTGCAGAACTACCTGTTACTCCTCAAGTTACTCTACAACCAGTTAAAGAAGATACGAAAATTCTAGCTGAAGGTATTAGAGATGTCTTTGCAAGAGTTAAAGAACAAATGCAAACGAATAAAGAATACAATAAGAAGTATCAAGAATGGAGAAAGAAAGCTAAAGCTGAAGGTAAAGCATTCTTCCCTGCATTATCTGAATCTGAGGTTGATGAATTCTTTAGACTTGATACTAAGAGTGGTGTATTTGTTAAACATCCCAACCAATTAAAGAATATGTATGACAATGTTGTCAAAAATGTAAAGGCAAATAACTACATTTCTGAGCAAATGCCAATTATGAAACATTGGATTCAAGTTTATACTCCTCTTTACAATCAAGTCGTAAAGTAATTTTATTTGAGATATAACCTGTATTGGGTTATATCTCAAATTTTTCAAATAACGTATTTTGAGTGTTTATATCTATATATCTTTACCTTGTAAATGGAATAATTTTTATCATGAAAAGGAGAGATGTATTATGTTATCTAAAGACGACCAACAACTTATGAAAGTATTAGACACACATAATCTTAAAAAGATTGAGGAGGTATTAAAGACTGGTAAGGCAACCTATTACACATACATACCAGTTGCACTTACAAGAGCATTAGCATATGGTAGTTTTGAAGAAGCAGAATTGCTAGTTAAATATGGATGTGATCCTCATATTGGTGATGACAACCATCTGACAGTTGCAGCTATCAATGGTAAATTTGAAAATGTAATTTATTGGCTTGATAAGTATGGTACTGTTTGTGAAGAAAAAGAATTACTATCTATAGCATTAACTGGTTGTATTGACAGAAAGTCACTTGATTGGTTTAAGTATTTTGTAGAGAAGCGAAATGTTGAAATTACTGAGTCTGTTGTTAATTATACACTTGCATATGGTAACAAACCTATACTTGAGTACATACTTAATAGAGGAAATATTACAGTAGATCCTGAAACTGTGAAAAAGTTTATTAGAGAGTTCTTTATGTTTTATGATAAAGAATACAAAGTATACTTAGAAAAATTATGTAGTTAAAATTAATGATAGAAAAAGTAATAGGTTATCTTCACCTTCTTATTACTTTTTTTTTTGGCATCGGGAACATAGAAAAAAAAAATAGTAAGTTTTATTGGAACTTACTATTTTTTTTCTTGCTATCAAATATATCCTTCTTGCATCAATTCTTTTTTGAATTCTACTGATAGAGTATAGAGTAAACTGTAATTAGTTTTTATAATATCCCAATTGAGATGTTCTTTAAATTCTCTTAGAAATCCTTCAGGTAAGTCTTTCTTCAAAGAAATAAGATTCCAATTAAATTGGTGTTCCCACCAGTTTTTAACTGCACTATTATTAAAATTTATTGGATAGATATATGACCATTTAATTTGTAGATTGAATATTTGTTGTTTTGTTAAGTTAATCTCCACTTGGAATATACCCTTCCTCTCTCATTTCTCGTCTAAATTCTCTGGAAATAAAGTTTATAGTATAAGCATATTTCCATTTTATTTTGTCTTTCATTTCTCTAATGAAGTCTTCTGAAAGTATACAACACTCAGAAATTATCTTCCAATCTACTTTATCTTGGAATTCTCTTATGAAATCTTCAGAGAGATCTTGATTGATAGAAATACACTCCCAATCTACTTTATCTTGGAATTCTCTTATGAAATCTTCAGAGAGATCTTGACGAATTGAAATAAACCTCCAATTTACCACATCTATATATTCTCTTATGAAGTCTTCAGGTAATGTTGAAAATGCACAAAGATCATCCCAATATTTTTTATATCTCCACCATTCACCATTCTTGATATTTTTACTTCTTATAGTAAGTGGCTTTATATTAGAGTACTTGAATCGTAGATCAAATAGTTGTTTCTTTGATAGTTTCTTCATTTTCTTTTTTCTTCTTACAATTCAAATTTATATCAAATTCTTTAATAAGCCGTTGCCAAATCATTCGATTTAAGTTTAGACTTAGGGTTAAGAGCCTTGGATTGCCTTCTTTTTTGTAATAGAAGTGATCACCATTCATCCTAACTAATTTCCAACCATTCTTATATACAATCCGTTGTGCTTCTTTAAAGCTGTAAACTTTCATTTTTGGCATGTTTTATCTATAGTTCCTTTCTAATATCTATCAAGTTTAAAAAAAGGAAGGTTACCTATTTCTAGGTAACCTTCTAAAGTTTTTAATCAAGTTCAGTAAGCATAGCTTCAAGCTCTTCAATAGTTTTACCTTCAAGAGCTTCATTCTTCTTTGCTTCCATGATAGCCATAATCTTCTGCTTCTGTTCCTTCTTTGCCTTAGCTTCAGTTCTTGCCTTAGCTTCAGCGAGCTTAACAGAAACAATGTGCTTGACAATCTCAATCTTCTGGTTGAGTTCTACATCTGCTTCGGTCTGAGTGTGAAGCAGACTTTCTTCATTGATTTGCTTCTTCTGAGAGTTAAGAGTCTTGAAAATACTATCGAGATCTTCTACCTTAAGATCCCAAAGATCCTCAACACTTACCATACCTCTAAAGGGGAATCTAAACTTCTTTCTAGTTGCAATTTCAAACATGATATTTTCTCCTTTGTATAATTTTATTTTGTTTTACTTGGTTTTTAAGTCTTGAACGAAATTCAAGACAAGTTCGTATGCTTCAGCTGCAATTCGGCAGTCATGTTGGTCTAGGCCACTATACTCTTTAGAATTAGCATACTCAGTTACTTCTGCTATGTGTTCATTTAAGAATTCAATGACCTGATCAAGTTTATTATTCTCATCCATATCAGAATTTCACCTTGAGAACTCTTTCAGTGGTTCCCTTAACCTTTACGATTACTTCATTTCTCTTAGTAGAAGAGAATCCAATGCCAGAGAGCTGATCATTGGTGTCTTCAACATTCATCTTACCACCGAGAGCTTCAAATACTCTCTTATGCTTTTCAAGTTCTTGCTTGAGGAATTCATTATAGAATCCATTAGGAGATTCAGGGTTAATACAATCCTTCAGCATGAAGAAATAGTGTCTATGACCAATGCCATTCTGTTCATCCCAGTAATTAGGCGAGTAACACATAACAGAAACAGGAATAAACTGGTTGGTATTAAGTCCCCATACTTCTTTAGAGGAAGTACTTGAAGGAAGCTTTTCCTTGATAGTAAAGCTCTGACCGTCCCATGTAACATCAGCTACATAAACTTTCTCTCCAGTTCTAAGTTCTTTATTGTAAGCGAAAGAATAGATTTGTCCATCGAATTCAATCTCTGCACTAAATCCATCTCTACCACCCTTGTTATTATAGCAGTGTACAAAGAACTGATAAGTACCCTTCGGCATCTTATTTCTACTTGCATAAGTAATATTTTCTACAGCAGCTTTATTTTGAATGGGGTTGATAATATCTACGTCAAGCATACCAGAGGAAGGATGACGATAGCTCTTATTACCATAATAGATTTCAAGACCGCTGGGTTCAATGCAATGAGCATCAAAGTCATTAGGATTGTAGGATGTATCGTTCCACTGAATGGAGAATCTGAGATCACCAGTGACATCACCACCAGCAGCCTTGACATTTTCCTTCATAGTGCTGTCAGTCATATTACCAGAATATGCCCAGCTAAATCCATTGTTCCACTTGAACATGGTCTTACTATTCGTATCCTTGGGTGCAATCAAAGATACCATGCTAGAAGCATGCTTATTCTCAAACAGAACTTCAAGTTCTCTTGCTGTAGGAAGAACATTGCTGATGAAATTGTCAATTGTAATTTCCTCAACCTTAGAGAACTTCTTAGGGTTTACAGCTACCTCCTTGGACATCTGATCAAAGATATCAAGTCCTCCCTGAATTCTCTTAGCAGAATCCTTATTAGAGAAGAGGATATTGTTGACCGTAATATCATCAAGTGTAGCATATCTTCTGGACAAAGAATCCATGTAACCGAGTTCTTCAATGGTCTTCTTTGCATCTTCAAGCATCTTCTGAGTGAAGATAGCCTTAGGTCTCTTGTAAGTACTAGGAGCTACGATCTGTTCATACTTACGAACAGCAAGATCAAGATCCATATCTTCACTGATGTTTAAAAGAAGTGTACCAATACTATGATTACGGATACGTCCAATAACTGCACCTACTTTAGAAGACATAACCCAAGCATAGTTATTTTTTTCTTCTTCTGTAGTAAGCTTTTCATACTGCTTCTTGTACTTTAAGAGATCAGTAAGAGCATGCTTCCATTCATCACCCCTATAAAGCGTGTTGGAAGAAATAAGTTCAAGTACAGTATCGATACTTTCCTTGGTAATTTCGTCAAGAGAACGTTTAAAAACATTCTTAGTGTCTCTAAAATCACCCTGAAGATCACCAATGGAACGATTAGATCTGTCAACAAACTTAGATGGAAGATCAATAAAGAAGTGTTCCCATTTCTTTACTTCTCCATTTCCAAGATCTTCAAAGTTGGATGCAGTACCGATTTTATTAAACTTGCTGATGTAAACATTTGTGATGACATTAGCCTTGATAAATGCATCAAGAGCGTTTACAACAGGCTGGAAGGTTGTACTACATGCATCAAACTCCCAAATAGTCTTGATCATGTTGTCCTTAATGACGACAACATTACCAAACTGCTTGATGAAATGTCTGCAACAGCTACAATCAAACTCTCTTCTTTCTCTGTAAATGGGGTTGGTTCCTTCAGGGAAACTGTCGAGATAAAGATTCCAGAGTACATCCTTATCTACTTCAACTTCATAAAGATGAGTTTCATCTTTTGTAAGATTTTTGAAGTTTTCCTGAAATTTGATTAGGAAGTTTTTAAATTCCATTTTGTGTTTCTCCTTTTATAAAAATTTTAAATTTTTTCCTTTAGTCTATAATCGACTGCGTTTTTCAAATATGCAAGATAACTATTATCTTGACACATTGCCTTTCCAGGTGTATCACTGATCTTTGCTACAGGATGTCCATTAACATACTGAAGTTTGATAACAATGTTTAATGGATCAACATCTGTATCATTGGAGAGATAAGTTCCAATACCAAAACTTACATTGATACGTCCTCTGAAATGGTTATATATGTCTTGTGCTTTAACAAAGTTAAGACTATCACTAAACAATAAAGTCTTTGTTTTGGGATCAATGCCAAGCTTGATATAATGAGCGATAATCTTTTCACCCCATTCAATAGGATCGCCACTATCATGTCTTACCCCAGTATAACAGGTAGCTTGAAGCTTGTTGAAATCCATGAGGAACAAATCAGTTCCCAGTGTATCAGTTAATGCAGTTCCATTATCACCTTGATATTCATCAAACCATTCTTCCATTGCCATTTTATTTGTATATGCAAGAGTAACACCAGGAATGCCTTGATACATCTGTACATACTCATGAGCATAAGTTCCAATAGGCTTACAACCATATTTCATAGCAAGATAAACATTTGATGTACCAACACACTTACCAGTTTTAAGTAGTTCACCTACTACATAATCTTGCCATTCTCTGGAAAGTCTTCTACGACAACCAAATTCTGCAAACTTGAAATTATATTCTTCTGTTTTGAATCCTTCGATCTTATGATCAAGTTTTTCTTTTGCAGAATCCATAAGACGCATATAATCATACTTCATTCTGAAATAGGTTTCATTAACAATTTCAAGAAGATAGATTTCAAATTGCATGACTGAGAAGAGTGGACCTTCAATTGTAATATTCAAGTCTCCTATAATATTTCCATTTTCAAGTTTCTTAGGAGACCTCCAACAATTTACATATCTACGGAGAGGTCTCCAAAGTCTAAGGAACTCTACATAGTCACTCTTAATAAATCTTAAAGAGCCAAGATAATCAAGTTCTTCATCTGAAAAAGTAAGAGAACATAAATAGTCAATTTGTTCGTTAATTTCCTTAACCATTTCAGGAGTAAAGTCAATATTCTCATTTCTACACTTGAATAGATATTTACCATTCAAGTTAGTGTGTTTATGGAACATGACCTGATTCATGTTGAACTTGTACAGATCAGTATCAAGAAGCGATACAATAATAGGACTTAGAGTCATCATAATTATTTCCCTTTCTGATTGGTTTTACACATCTTTTTCAAACGGTCAAACATAATATCTTCTCCAGATAAAGCCATCACTAATAAAAGGTCTTCTAATTTTTCTCTATCTGAAAGATTAAACTGGTTTTCATCTCTATGAGTTCTATAATACCTCAAAGGAGACTCGCAAGTATACTCATCTTTCAAATAGATTTTAGATGCCGCTACTCTATCACACATCATTTCTGCAAAATATTTTACTGGCATTCTAATAGGTCCAGACTTTCCATCTGGTAGAATATCTTGCCAATATTCTGCATGATGCTTGTTATGACTTTTATGATGAAGCCATGCTTTTGAATAACCATACTTAGCTCTTTCACCAAGATGGGGTGATCCTTTCCCAGTAAAGAATCTAACTCCATTAATAAACTCAGTGGGAGAGTATTTTGACAAGTCATGTGTAATTCCTTGCCAATATAATCCACAACGGAAACAAAGTCTACGGACTGTTTTACGATGTTTATGAACAGTCATTAAATGACCAAAAAACTTTTTGATGATGTTCATATATTATTCTCCGATCACTTCGATTTGACACATTTTCATAGTGGTCAATGCTGCTTTATGAGTTTCAGGGGTTACGCCAGCACAGCAAGAAGCATCAACAATGATTTTAGTCTCAGGAAGGAAAGCTTTAAGAAGCATCGCATTAGAAACCACACAGATGTCAGTACAAAGACCAATGAGTGTAATTTCACCAATTCTCTCATACTGTTCACCATATTCTTTTAAAGTTTCAGCTATATAAGTACTGCCAAAAGTTGCCTTTTTAACATAGTCAACATTGTTTAAACGGAAAAGAAGATCATCAACCTCTCTATTAAGTTCCCATCCAGTAGTTCCATCAATACAATGCTCTACAGGTAGTAATCTTCCTTCCTGAGTTACAGAATAATCTCTTCTGTTATGGGTATCCTTGGTTACAATTATATCCTGACCATCAAAATTTTTGATCTTTTCAATGACCTTTGGTACAATTGCTTGTGCTTCCTTAGTTCCAAGAGCACCGTCGATAAAATCATTTTGCATATCGACAACGATTAAAACTTTTTTCATTTTTGTTTCTCCTTGTAAAAAATATTGATTTTTGAATCAAATTTAGGATATATAGTTAAAACGAGGATAAATACGGAATATGATTATTCATCTAAGATACATTCAGGATACTCCTTAGACCAATAGCCACCATCTTCTAAAAACCATTCTATCTGTGGCCAATAATCCATTACAAACTCAGAATTAAGTCTATCAAGCTCATCTAATGATAGTTCATCACCTATAAAAAGATCAAAACTATCAAATACATCATACCAAAATTCATCATCGTTATAATAAGGATCTTGATATGCATTTGGAACATCTGGGTTGGGTTGTATTTGCCATTTAAATTTTAGGTTAAATATTTGATGCTTTGTTAATGTTTTCATTTATATATCCTTCTTTCTTCATTTTCTCATAGAGCGCAGTAGATAATTTTTGACTGTTAATTATTATCTGCCAGTTTACATAATTTTTCATTTCTTCAATGAAGTCTTCTGATAACTGTTGGTATCTAGAAATACCATCCCAATCTAACTGATCTTTGAAATCTCTTATAAATTCCTCAGATAAAATAGCTTTGTATGCAACATCTATAAAGAATAATTTTTGAAAAAGTGGACTTTCAAAATTTCCCTTCTCTACACCCCATTTAAACTTTAAATCGAATATCTGTTTCTTAGTTAGTGATACCATGGTTTTATATAACCTTCATGTTTCATTTTTTGGTAAAAATCTAAAGAAATATTATCTCTTTGATATTCAATCAAACATCTCCAATCTATATATTCTCTCAACTCATAGATAAATTCTTCTGATGATAATTTTTGCCACATACAAACACTTTTCCAATCTAAATTATCTTTAAACTCTCTCATAAAGTCTTCAGATAATTCAGTAGTATATGCTAAAACTCTAAAGAATAGTAAAACATCGCCTTCGTCTAATAGACCAGTATCTAAGTTCCATTTAAACTTTAAATCAAATATCTGTTTTTTCGTTAGTGGTTTTGGTAAAATACTCATAATAATTTCCTTTAACGAGTCATTAAAAAAGAAAGAAGATTACCTAATGAAATAGGTAATCTTCTAAACGTTTTATTGTGTTAATGCTTTTCTTGTATCATCTAATAGACTTGGTGGTAAAAACCGTTCTTTGTTTAAATAGTTCAAGTATTCTGACATTTCATCTAAAAATGATAAAGAAAGTTTCTGGAACATAAGAATATACGGCCAGTATAGATAATCTTTATACTTTTTCATAAATTCTTCAGAAAGTTCATAGTGTTCACAAATGCAATAAACATTCACCCATGTTACTTGCTCTATAAACTCACTAAGGAATTCTTCAGTTAGTTTATCTTTATGATTTGTAATAAGAAAATTCCAAGTTTCTTCATTTTCGTACCAACTTAGAAAATTCTTATAATAGCCACCGTATCTACCAAGATCAATATTATTCCTTCCAATTTCATCTATTTCAGGATACTTGAACTGTAAATCAAATAGTTGTTTTTTAGTTAGTTCTAGTGGTTTCATGTTAGCTGTATCTACTATATTCTCCCATTCTATTTGCAGATGGTAACTCAATTATAGATGCATATGCTTCTTTCTCAGTGTAATAATACTTGTCTACATGTCTTACAACTGTAGAAGTTATATCTCCTAATGAAACAATATACTTTTGCTTATTACCAAGTGAATACTGAGCAAGTAAGTAACCATGATTTACTTCATGATATTCTTTAAAGCCTTCTGCCCACCAGACCTGTTCAAGATAATCATCAGGTACATTAAGATTGTTTTTTCTGGACATATGATTAAACCTCCAAAGTTAATAATTTATTACCAACAAAAAACAGCCAAGAATGCATCATCATCTGTGTAATAAAATCTATCATGATTCTTTTGGTCGGAAATATAGTCAAGTTGTTTCTTATATTGCTTCTTAAATTGATTGATTATATCTTGGTCGAAATAATCGACACTCATTTCAGTGATAAATTCATGCATATCTCGCCAAAATCTTATATCGTAAAACTTATTATAGAAATCACTAGTATGATATTGTTTAACGAAATCATCAGTAATACTGAAATATTTACCTCCGAGATCGTCATACTGAGAATCATCTAAAGTTGGTTCTATGTAATGCTCTTTTATCATATCATTGATAAAGTTGTTAGAAAATGGTGGAAATCTAACTTTTATAGAAAACCAGTCTATATCTTTTTTATCCTTGAATTTTCTAAAAACTTCTTCTGATATTGATTCGTTATTAGAAAGCTCATAGAAGTCCAAATACTCATTAAATTCGTCAATGAAGTCATTAGGTAACTCGCAATTTTCAGAAATCCAATCCCAGTACTCTTTATGATTCCACCAATTTTTCTTTTTCATTATACTTGGTGATGCCTTAATGTTCCATTTGAGCTGCAAATCAAATACTTGTTGCTTAGTTAGTGGTTTCATAGTCTATCCTTTCCTTATTAAAATTTTACTAAGGTAATGATATATAAATAAAATTTTCATTCATTTTTAATGTTTTGATAAATTATATTTTTACATGAAAAACAATAGATTAATAGGAAAACTTACTAATTCATAAGGAAAGGATGGAGTAAGAAAAGTTATGATTTTAAATGAAAAACAAACAGAAATGTATAAAAATTGTGTGTTCCTGAACGAAAGTTTATTTAATAAACAATCCGTAGGTTACTACGCAACTACATATCCAGTAAGTGGTAATACGTTAAGAACTAACACTAGTGTACATGAGACAAAAAGCAAAACATTAAGAGTTCAAATAGGTTTTAGTGCTAAAGGACGATTAGCAGAATGGAAAGAACATGAATCAAGTATTAATGAATATAATACTCCTATCATCATAAACAGAAAGTATGAATCTGCTTTAAAAAACTTAAAGATTTACTTATATAAGGTAAGATTTCAAGGTTCATTTGTTAGTAAGAGTGATAAAAAATACGGTAAACAATTAAGAACAGAAACAGAAATATTAGAAACTGAAGTTGATAGTGCTGCTAATTTCATCAAGAAATATAATATCCCAATTACATTTGAAGATAGTAAGAGTAATCCTGATGAGCGTAAAAAGCTGCTAGTATTTGCAATAAATACTTTCAAGGAAGAGTTAAAAGCAATAAAAGCTAAGTATCCAATAAAGAACTCAATTGGCATTTTAGATTATGCTAGTGAATCTTATAAGGATAACTACAGAGATGACTTTATAGATGGTGTTAAGGATAAACTTCCTATAGGTGATTATGACTTACTTAAATTTAGTAAGACTCCTAGAGACACAGATATTCAAAATGAATTCTGGAAGTATTCTGATGAGTTTGAAAGAAATGTTAATGCAAAGTTATCTAAGTATAAATGCCAGATAAAAGCAGATGGTGACTGGGATGACGGTTACTATTATTTAAAAGTCCTAAAGTAAAGGAGTGAAATAAAAAGATGAAGCTTAATGAAAAACAAATAGAAATGTATAAAGATTGTACATTTTTGAATGAAGGAATTGTTGGAGCAGGATTAACAATTACTGCCGTGTTAGCTATTCTTACTGCTGCAGACGTCATTGTTGAGGGTGTCTTAAATAAAAAGGCTATAAAAGCTTTACCTATTGCTATGGATGATTATGCTAGTATAAAAAAATTACCTAAATGCAGTGAGGTAAAGTTAATTACACTAGGAAATAATAGTTTTAGTTTAGACTATATAAATAAACACCCAGAACTAAAAAAGTATTTAATAAAAGATTATGAAACTACACATGACGAAAAACCAAAATCTGATAAAGATTTAATACAGTATTTAAATGGATTTTGTTTTGAATATCAAAACAAACTTCAATTTTATATGGAATTTGTAGGATATAAAAATTCAATGCAGCATTGTAAGTTCTTTAATAAAATTTTTACTAAAGAACATAAAAACTATGTAGATGCTATTGCATATATAAAACTAGTCCAAGAATCAAATTTAAAAATTTCTATTAATGTAAGAAATTTTATAAATGAATACAAACGATTAAAAAATGCTAAGTAATAAATAAGAGGATTACCTACTTTGGTAATCCTCTTTAAATTTACTTAACATATTTAAACTTAATCTGAAAATTATCATCTTCATGATAAAAAGAAATCTTTACAATAAACTCACTAAAATCTAAATAGTAGTTTGATACAGTATCATGCAACTCAGTTTTATCTCTTACTAGTTTCTTTAAACTACCTAAAACTTTATCGATATCCTTTATACTATCACTCCATATCTTTTCATCTTTAGCATTTTCAAAACGAAATTTATCTGTAGGATATTTTAAAGTAATAATCAAATTGTGGTCATCTTTATTGGCATTCACTGATTTTATCGTTTTTATTTGAAGTATCTTAGTTGATAAAGCTGAGCTTAACTGAGCTATAGTAGTATAGTAAGTTGCTGGAATAGTTTCTTTCTTTTTAGTTAGACTTTCATTTAAGAAAATACAATTTTTATACATTTCTTTTTGATTTTCATTGAGTGTCATTTTTAGTATTTCTACCTTTCTTTATAAAAGATTTCTATTTTTTACCATTTATACCAATTAAGATATAAGGGAAACTCGTATTAATTGTCATCTTATTAGACCATACTATACCATGTGTCTCTTAGACCTGTTTTTTCATTTCTTATATCACACACTATTGCATTTACTGGCGATTTATATCCTTGTTGATGTTCCCAATAACTTGATGCACATATAGTTGGAAAATATCTTACTCTTGAACCATTAATAGACTTTACTTCTTCATCATGATAATGGCCCAAGTTTATTTCAACAAACTTTGCATATGATAATTCTTCTTTTGCATATTTCATTGGCAATTCTGCAATATTCTTTTTAGGAGCATCACCATGGTGGTATAATACCAAACCAACTCCATATCTTCTATATTTAATTGGATTTGGTGATATATCACACGTAATATTCTTATCATTTCTAAAAGCATTTGAAACACTTCTTGCAAGCATATAACCGACTGTTCTATCATGATTACCACAAAGATATATGTATTCAACTGGTGCTTTATCTCCCAGCATTGTAAGTGTATCTATTAATAAATCTTCTGCACACTCTGTTATCTTAGCTACTCTTCCATCTACTTGCTGGAAAGTACCATTTGTAGTTTCTTGTTTATCATTATCTACATGGAGTAAATCTCCTAAAGTTACGAATACTATCTTTTTAAATTTACGTCCTTTACATCTTTCAAGTATATCATTAATGCATTGGAAGAATCTTTGTTTTACTATCTTCAAATCATAATCTACATTGGTTTCTTCTCTCCATGATAGTAAACCAATATGTAAATCAGGAATTTTTATCTCTAATATTTCGCCATCTGGATCATAATCATAACTACAAGTAGGTAACTTATCTTTTGAATAGTCTTTATCCTTAAAATAGTCATCTATATCTTCAAATGTAATCTCTACCTTATCTTTTGGTTTTACAGTAAGTTTGCTCTGATATAAGAGTGCTTTTTTATTATCTTTTGCTTGCGCTTGCCAGTAGTTTGTTTTATAATTGAGTACTTCCCATTGTCTTGGATTAAGATTATGTGCTTCTATTATTTCTTCTGGGCTTATATCTTTTTCATTTTCCATGACAGTTAGAATATCTTCAAACACTCTACTTCCATCTGCTCTTATTTCATAGCTTTTTTGCTGGATTCTTTCCTCTGATTCATTGATTTTTATGTCTTGTTCTTGTTGAGTTTTAAGTTTTCTTTCACGTCTCCATACATTTCTTGCTTTATCGTAGCATTGTTGGAAAGTTAAATCTGGATAATCGATTGCTAGATTAGTAGCTATCTCTCTCCATGTTAGTCCATTGTTTCGCATTTGAAACACTTTTTCATCAAAGGTCAACATAATTCACCCTTTCTTTTTAAATTTAATGTATTAAGTTATATGCTTTATACATTGTTTAATAACTTGTTTTTCATAAGAAGATTAGCAACTATTTTCTTAATTATTCTTCTTATATTTTTTCCAATTCGTATTATCAACCCTTACATCTATATATCTTTCAACTATAAGAACCATTGTTAGTTTAAATTTACCATACAAAAGGAGATATATACTATGTACAGATTTTATGATTACGCCAAATATTACAATTATCCTGAGAACCTTTTCAGAGCAATTTTAGATTCAGATGATGAAAAATATACTTCCGATATAGGTGATAGACTTATCAGTGTCATACAAAATGATGAAATTTTTCCTGATAGGTCTAAAGATATCCTTAAACTATATTTTTCTGATGGATTAGCCTTAAAAGAGATTAGTAAAATACATGACATAACAACAGGAAGAATAACACAAATCATACTTAAAGAACTAAGAAAATTAAGAATGAGAGAAAGGATGAGTTATATTAATAATGGTGGATTTAGTGAGTATAAGTCAAGGAACTATTCTAGTAGAAATGTTAATGGAGTTGACAGTAGTAATGGATTATTTTTCTGGACTGTTAATGGAATTAGTATGGTTTTCATTAAACATGACAAAATGAAAGTTAGAATCGAAAGAGCTATGACTAGGAAAGGGATTAAGACTTTTGATGAGATATTGAAATTAAATAGTAGGAAGGAACTTTATGATATACGTGGTATAGGTAATGCTGCTATTACTAGGATTATGGAGTACTTTGAGCATCTTGGAATTGATGTTGATAAGTTTAAAGAACCATGGGAATAATAAAAAAAAGAAACTCTTATTACCAAGAGTTTCTTTTTTTTTTTTGAAAGAAGATTACCTAATTCATTTAGGTAATCTTCTATAATTTTCTATACATTCTAATCCAAAATAGTTTGCTGCTCTTATAGTACGGCTTAGATCTAGTCCATCCCATAAGTTATGTTTATCATTCAAAATTAAAATAATCCAGCCACCAGTCAGGATCATCAGTATTAGGATTATCAATATGTTTAAACTCTGTAAATAATTCTGATTCATATATACCATCATATAATTTATCAGTTCCAACTTCTTTAATTACATAAGTAAATTCTTTAAAAAATAAACCGCTCTTCTTACTAGATACTTCCTCAACAGTATACTCAACACAGAATCTTAAAGTTCGTTTTAATATATTGGGGCGGATTTCAACTATCTTAAATACCTTATCGCCTACTTTAAATCTAGGCTTATCACCACTTTTATAAAATGTTTTTGCGTCTAACCATCCCATAATACTTACTCCTTATCTTTTTATTTTATTGTTTTTCATACATTTTTAATACTTTATCGAATTTTTATCCAAAATAGTACTTCTCGACACTAATAACTTCAGTATCATTCCAAATAATTTCCCAATCCTCATCATGACCTGATGAACAGTTAGTACAACTACATAAACTAGCTGTATTACCATCGTTATTAGTAAGTGAGACTTGTATGATGAGTTCTTTATTACAGATAGGACATATTGGGAAGAGTTTGTGGGAGTTGATAGTGGTATTATTGATGAAAGGGTAGGGTGAGGTCATATATCTAACTCCTTAAGATATTCATTTAGATCTTTCTTTAAAACTTTTTCTAAATTATCAAAGTCTTTGTAACTAATTCGTATGAGACCAATATTGTTATCTAAACAATAGTTAGTTTTGATTTCATCATGTAATTGAATTGTATCTAAGTCAGCTGCATAAGAACCAAAATTAGCTTTTTCGTAATGTTGTATACCATCAAACTCTATACAAAGATCATAAGCTGGAATATAAAAATCAAATGGTAAAGGATTTTTATCTCTACAGTCTTTAAATCTGTATTGCTGTATAAATTCTATATTTCTACTTTCTAAGACTTTTCTTACTCTTTGCTCACCTACAGATTCATTACATCTTGGACATTTATAGTCTTTTCTTTTGAAATGGTCTATATCGGTATCGAAGTCTCTACCACAACCACCAATATGTAAGATTTTTATCAAACTCTTAGTGTTTTTATAATTGTCTGAAAGAAGTTTATATTCACCAGAATGTTTAGTTTCAACAATTTTCTTAACATCTTCATAAGATAACCTATTTGGATGATTAATTACTTGGTATTGTCTAGAACATATAGGACATCTAGTATTTGCTTTATTCTTTGGATTTGTTAAGAATCCAACAGTTGGTTTTTTAAATTTTTCACCACATATTTTATGGAAAAATTCCATTGGTGTTTTGTTATCTTTACACTCAACACTTAGTAATTCGTATTCATCTCCATCTGGTAGGTTTTTGATTTCTTCTCTAAAACTTTCTAAAGTTCTTTCTTTATTTCCATAACATTTTGGACATCTTCTTCCTTGTTGAAATTTATTTGGTGTAACTTCATATTGATGTCCACATGTGTTATGCCTCATTTTAATTTTTACATCAGTTTTCACATATTTTCCTAAAACCGTATACTCATCTCCCACTAAACTATAAACTAAATCTCTAAATTCTTTATCTGTCATAGGAGGAACATAACCCTTTGCATTTTTATTACTCATATTATTTTCCTTTCTTATATTTCTTATTTTTATAACCAGGTGTATAATATATATTTTTGTTCTCTTTTAACAAATAAAAATCCCCTATTCCATTTAAGGAATAGGGGATCAATATATCTAGCTATACTCTATTAAGAATTCCTAGATTAATATCCAGGAGTCTGAGGTCTAATATCTTAGTTTGACATTTGTTAGATGTCAGTCTTCTATTTTCATAGAAGTAGAGATTATATCATAATCCATTTCTCGCTTTTGGATTCTAAATACAGATCGCAAACTTATGCGACACTTAATCGTTGAACCTTATTTCTAAGGATGCTGATTGGCAATAGCTTTTCCAGCAATTCTTTTAGATTTGATATGCATTTCTGCATAAAACCGCTATATTTGTTAACGGCACCGATATTATTCTTGATAGTAATACGGCAGATAAGGGGAGTGAACTCCTCAAGTGCATGACGCTTAGTCATCATAAGACTAGGAACGTTAGGCATATTAGGATCACGGTAACCTCTTTCTACGTTAAAGGTGTAAGGATAGTACTTGTAGGTCATGAGACGATCAATTCCAGGTACGAAGAACATAATGAACGCACCTGCAGGAACTAGGTCACTAGAAACCATCTCATACTTGTTAGCACCAGAGAAAGCACCAAGGTTGAAGGATACATCAACACCAGACATCTGGTCAGAAGTGTGGTTGAATACCCAGTCAACGTTAGGAATGATCTGCATGTCAATGGGGTTACCAATGATCATGAACTTACCACCGTGGAACTTAGCATCAGACTTCATCTTGATTGCATAGTAGTCAATGACAGTCTTCAGCTCTTCACGCCAGCTCTTAGGAGTACCATTGTAACCAGCGGAAGGAATCATATTGAACTCACCTAAGTACTGAATGTTATTTACTTCGATAGAGTTGTTAAGGAAGTTGTAAATCTCAATTTCAAGCTGCTGAGCAACGGTCTGAGACATTAAGTCAACAACTTCAGCTGCGCCATCGATATTGTAGATAGCCATAGTATCCTGAAGCCACTCAATAGGCAGAGGAGCATTCAGGTGGCTGCCAACACCGATGGTAACGTCCTTAGTAAGAACGTCGAAGCTTACAGACTGACCGTAGTCATTTGCTTCTTGAGAGAGACGAGCATCAATAAATGCATGAGTAATCATGTTGCCAGAAGACATTAAAGTGAACTTACCATCTGCATAGTCAACACGACCAAGTAGAGTCTCGTAAACTTCACCGTACTTAGTAACTACACCAGTAGTAGGATCAGTTAACTGAACGGGAATAGCAACACGAGCAGAAATAAGAGCATTCAGGTCGGTCTTGATGTGAACACGAATGGTCATCTCATCAATGTCACCACCTGCATAGCCATTCATGCTACCAGCAGCAGCCTGTTCAGCAGCTTGAGCAGCAGCCTGAACTGCAGCCTTGTTAACCTTAACAGTCTCAACATAGAAGACCTTGTCAATGGTGTCAGTGCCTTTTAGAGCAGGAACCTGTGGGAAACCATTAGCATAGAGGTCGAAGTCAATCATAGGAAGTACAAGACCATCAGCAGGGTTAACGAATCTAGGAAGCTGAGCTTCTCTGTTGTTTAGATTATTGATAGCATCGGGAAGCTCTTTCTTGTTGCCTTCAGCATCCATTAAGTATGCCTTGGTGTAAGAAATAGCAAAACGAGGAGTTGCAACAACCTGAGTAGGAATAGCATGCTTTAGAGCTACCTTTGCCCACATCTTACGAATGGTAGGCATAGATAAGCCAGCGATTTGCTGAACGCCAGATACAGATGCTTCCTGAAGCATGCTGGTACGAGCGTTGTCCATAAGTTGATTGAAGTTTTCAACCTGGTCAGGCTCCATACCTTCAAGTAAGTGATCTTTATACTCATTGAAGAGAGTCTGCTCAGATAGAATTTCTTCCATACCCTGATGGGAAGTCATCTGAATGCCTTTGTTAGCAAAGAACTCAGCTGCTTCTCTTAATACATCAGAGAAACCATCGTTCATTCTAGAACGAGCTGTTTGACGATATTCAATAGACATAAGTTTAAATATCATACGTAATTTGATCGAAAGAGATCAAATCCAGTGTATGATTTCCTCCTTTCATTTAGAAAAAATTTAATTTTTGTTTGATTTAATATGATGTAGTATATTAAAATCTTTTCTATAATTTGTAGTGTCATAGTTAGTTTTACTATTACCACTGCAAATACATAATTTAGTAGACTATTTATTTGTTTACTTTTTTGTTTAGAAAAAATTTCGTTTTAGTTATTGATACATGACACTAATTTGTTTTACTATATCCGCATATGACTTTGTGGCTATTTTGATGTACATATAAAGCGTTAAAAGCTGCTTATAAGGCAAAATTAGGTACTGCTCAGTTAAAATAATTAATACCTTCTGTTTGTTTTCTTCCATTTTTTGGTTTACAAACATGTATATTTTTTGGGCATCATCTGAAAGATCTCTGGATAATATTTTATTTGTTGTTCCTAATAATTCTTCAATTACTTCTAGTAATGCTTTGTAGTCATTAAATAGCTTTCTTTTCTTAAAGATATCCTTGACATTTACTGAAGGACTACCAAGACCCATAGATGGATCTCCACCCATTGTCATATCACCAGACATATTATTTCCACTGCCCATATCCATTTCTTCCATACCTGGGTCAAAACTTCCCTCACCCATATCATTCTCAATCCCCATACTTGCATCTTGTTCTTGTGGTTCGTATGTAGTATTAGGTTCATTTGAGAATGTTGTTTGAGTTTGGTTAGTTTGTTGTACGTTACCAGGTGCTTCATTTAAAAGGGATAATAAGTATTCTTCACTTAAAATTTTAAAATCTCTTTCCATTTCTTTACTCCCTTTTATAGATAATTACATTTTGTAAATCTTTCTTCCTGAACTAAAGGAATTCTTAGATCGAGCTGCTTCTATATGGGACATCTTAAAATTATATTCTACACGCTTTAAATTAAATTCCAGTTCAGCTGACATCTTCTTTAAAAGAATTAGTTGCTCTTTTTGTTCTTTTTTAGGTTTTTGTAACTTTTCTAAAATAGCAATCTGAGCATCAACAGCTGCTTTATCGCCTTTAAGTGTAGTATATACTTTTAGAGCTTTTTCTTGTTCCATTTTTCTACTGATGGCATTATTTGTAACAGTTCTAGTAATTGCCATTAGCGGCATACCAATTGTTTTACCTAAGAATGGGAATTTTGTCGACATTTTATATAATGTTTTGCTATGATAACCGTAGCCGTTAACGATATATTCTTCATCACTAACTCTTTTTTGCATGTGCTTAAGAATCTCATTGCCTTTATTGACTATTTTCTTCTTTAGTACGTCTTTCTTATTATCATCTTGAATGCTTTCAATTGGTTTGTTTTCATTCTTTTCTTCAGATAATAGATTTAGTTCTTCTAATAATACATTACTTTCATTTTCTATTTCTTGCAAAATATTCTTTTCGTCAATCATGAAATATTATCTCCTTTCTGTATATTCTAGGATTAAAGTTAAACATTAATTTTTGTCATACTTTAATGTAATGTTGGAATTTTATTGAAAAATTATAAAGCCTGTTTCAAATATATATTCTCATCTTGTAATCAAATAAAAACAAGAAAGGTAGGATTTAAATTTTATGACAATTTCTGATGATGCAATCCGAAAGATAAAAGGTGCTTACAGAAGCAATAGAGAAGAACTACGTGAACTAGAGAATATTATAGATGAAAATGGAATCACAGATGATGGAATTTCTGATGTATCAATTTCTTTTGAGCAAGGATATAACAATGCTTTAGAGTTTGTTTTAACTTTGTTAGCGATTGATATAGTAGAAGCAAGAAAAGAGTAAGAAACTTTACTAAAAACTTCCTTTACTTAAAAAGGAAGTTTTTTTTTTTGGAATGTAATCGTATATCATAGCTTAAATTATAAAAGTCAACATTACATTAAATAATCTAATACAGAAAGGAGCTGTTATTTAACTTGAGAGATGAAAAAATTAAGGGTTATATCATTTCTGAAGACGCTATGATTAGTACACCTAAGATTATCAGTGATAAATCTGGTCAGCCTACTGTCATAGAAACTGTTCTTCAAGAGGGTGATATACAAAATAGAAATAAACGTATCTATCCTGCTGATGTAATTAAAAATGCTCTTAGATCTGAATATGTTCAAGAACGTTTGAGAACTAAATCATGGTTGGGAGAGGCTGGTAAATAAGGATTGCCGATTTGCATAGTGATATGCAAACTACTTATTTCTTTAATTGCTGGAAGTACTTAATATAAGGTAATCAGCATCCTTAATTTAAATTAAGGTTCAACGACTATAGAGAACTAAAATTGGTTCTAAATGAGAAACATCTGGTAAACAGATGAAGATATAGTCTAAACTCTAGTGTCTAAACTAGAGATGATAATCTGTGCAAGTGTAATGAACTTGTATGAATATTTTGCATCCATTATCCCCAACTGTAGAGAGACAGCTATACATTGATCAATCAAATCTATCTCACTTAATTACTGATGTTTGGTGGGAAAGAAACTTACTTAAAGGACGAGTAGAAACATGTCTAACTGAAAGAGGTCGAGACATGCAAGGCTTAATCAGACAAGGAATGCAAGTGGCTTTCTCAATGAGAGGATTCGGTAAACCCGAAATTTTAAGCTAAGTCTAATAATTTACAAAAAAGAAAAACCACTCATGCAACAAATTATTAATTTTATTAAAAGGAGTTGATTACATGGGTGCTACTAAAACTTTAAAACAACGAGAAGAGATTCTAAAAGATAGAATTAAAAAACATTATCCTGATTATACGCTTATAACTCCATATCCACCTGAAGGTGCTAGAGGAGATATTGCATTAAGACATAAAGATGGACATATTTGGAATACTAAACCACGTTACTTAGATGATAAAGGGACATGTGGAGATCCTGCATTTTTTTATAAAAAACGTAAGGTATCTCATAGAGGTAATAAACCTATGACACAACAAGAATATGAAGAACGATTTTATTCACGTTGGTCTATAGATGTCTATGAAATCGTAGGACCTTTTAGTAAGGTACATACTAATATAGCTGTCCTTTGTAAAAAATGTGGGGAAGTATGGTATCCAAAAGCTAATGATATGATTCACGATAAAATATCTAAAGGCTGTAAATATTGTTATGGAACTATAAAACCTACTCTTGAAGAATATAAAAAGCAGGTTGAAGACCTAACGGATAAAGAATATACAGTCATAGCTGATGAATATATTGACTGTAAGATTCCAATAAAAATGAAACATTTTTCAGATATTTGTAACAATCATGAATACGATTGTAGTCCAAATGAATTTATAAATCATAATGCTAGGTGTCCAAGATGCAATGAAATATTAGGTGAATCATTAGGAAGTAGAATGATAACAAAGTATTTAGAAACTCGAAATATCGAATATCAAAAAGAAGTTTGTTTTAAAGATTGTAGAGATATTTTACCATTGCCATTTGATTTTTATATAGAATCCTATGATATGCTTATTGAGTTTGATGGAAAACAACATTTTGAACCATCATATGGTTCAACTAAAGAAAATAAAATAAAAAATCTTGAAAAAACTCAAAAGCATGATAGAATTAAAGATGAATGGGCAATTGAAAATAATATGAATTTTATCCGCATCTCATATAAAGAGATGTCTGATATTGAAAAATTATTAGATGACTTTTTTAATAACTGTGCTGAATCCATAATATAAATTCTTTTAATTGCTGGAAACTCAAAAGACAATCAGCATCCTAGTATAGCTAGGTCCAACGACTATTGGCGTATTAAGTATTACGTCTATAAAGAATACCATTCATTAAAATGGTAAAGATATAGTCTAAACTTTACAGATATGTAAAGAATGTATAGCTTCACGTACTATACAAAATAACCTGCCAGTTTCAGAGAAAAAAGGCGATATTACCTATATCAAGGATCCACTCCATATTCTGACCTATGACTGGGTAATTCATCCTTCACACCGTCCTGCTTATATGACTTCCGTCTTACAAGAATCTACTTCTTATATGCCTGTTTCTGAGTCATATTTCATTCCTTTAACGGAAGATTCCATTATCAATTACCTTAACACTGAAAGTAAGAATGTAAAGTCTCTAAAGGATCAACTTAACTTCCAAGATGCCAAGACTTTAGGTAAGAAAGGCAACTTAATTTACTTCCAAGAAGGTAACACTATCTTAGCTGCTTATCTAGAAGACTACATAACTGTAGAACTTGATAGATATTTAGCAAATTTGTAAACTTTTAATGAAAGATTAGCTAGTTTTATGATATAGCTAATCTTTCATTTTCTTTTTTTTGGAAACGAACATACTATTAAAGCAGTGATATTACACCTTTATAATTTGGAAAAAATACGACAGAAAGGAGACTTATATGCCTGGCAATCATAAAATACATGCAAAACAAATTGACATTCAGAGTGTGGAAACTGCTCTGGATGAATTATTTTTAAAGAAGAATGAAATTGTTACTGATGTTGAAGAAGTAGTTCCAGAAGTGTATGAACTTCCTGTAGCAACTAAAGTAGTAGCCGCTGTAATTGAGCAAAAAGCTGACTGTGAGCATAAGCATAGCGTTAGTGATATTGTTGATTTAAATGTGTCAATAGATGTCATTGATGGCGGTGAAATTTAAGTCTATGGGTGGTTGATATATGGGACAAACGATTCAATTTAAACGTGGTACTACTGATAGATGGGATGTAAAAAAGGATACAATCTTAAAGGCTGGTGAACCTGGTTATGACGTTGCTAAACATAAGCTTAAAATTGGCGATGGTATAAATGCTTGGTCAGAACTTCCTTATGTTGATGACGCGCATATATTTGGTGTTATTATAGAAAAAGGTGAAGATCATATAGCTGCTTTAACAGCTGCGGTTGGTACTACTGAACTTAATATCCATGACATTGGTATTGTAAAAGAACTTATTGTTGCTGATAAATACCTTTATACGTCATATCTTTATGATGGCGAAAAATGGATTGCTATGGACGGTAATTATAATGCGTCGAATGTCTATTTTGATACTGATATGGATGTTACTATAGATGTAGGATATATTAAGACCACTAATGGTGTTGGTACTATTCCATCTACTGGTAAAAATCTTATTGGTGTATTTGAGGCAATGTATAATAAGGAATTGGATCCTGAAAAAACAGATCCTTCTGTGTCTGTAACATTAACTGGTGCTGGTTCTTATGAAGTTGGTACTGTTGTCACTGATATTAAGTATACTGCTTCTTTTGAAGACGGTAAATATAGTTATGGTCCTGAACCCACTGGTGTTGAGGTTATAGATTGGACTATAACTGATACCAATAATGAGTTTTATTCTACACCTTCTAGTGATTTACCTGATGTAACTGTAACTGATACTACTAAGTTTAATGTAGCTGTTAAAGTTACTTATACTGCAGGTAGTGTTCCTTTAACTAATAAAGGTAATCCTTGTAAATTACTTACTAAGAAGATTGCTGCTGGTAGTAAAAGTAAAACTTCTAGTTCAATTACTGGCTATAGAAGTTTCTTTTATGGTGTGCTTGCTACTTCTTCTACAGAAGCTCCTTTAACTTCTGCAATTATTCGTGAGCAACTCATTAATGGAGGTGCTTATGATGAACCTAAATCTCTTACACTTACTGGTAAAGATATAGAAAATGCTAAACGATTTGTTATTGTAATTCCTAGTAATTCTAGTCGTAGTGGCTTAAAAGAAGTAATTCTAACTTCTGCTATGAATACACCTATAACTGATTCTTATGATAAAACATCTGCTGCAGTAAGAGTAGAAGGCGTAAATGGTGCGGATGCTGTTAATTACGATGTTTGGGTGTATGAACCTGCATCTATTGATGCTGGTGAAATTCATGCTATTGAACTTGCATAAGAAAGGAGGATGAAAGATGGCTATTTATAATCTGCTCAAATACACTGAAAAAGATGGCATTGGATTTCCAATGAACTTTAGACGTGGTAATCCTAATCCTCTTGACAATAGTTCTGTACACATTTCTTTAGAAGCTGCACAGACCTATGCTAGAACAAGTCCTATAGCTTATGTAGGTCAAATCCTATCTGTAGTTAATAGAGCTAACGATGGTACCTTATCAGTTGACGTCTATAAAATTGACAATGAAGCTGGTGATCTTAAGCGAGTTGGTAGTCATAATGACGATCTTGAAGTCGATATTGAAGATCTAAGGTCAAGATTAACTGAACTTAGCGATACAATTGATCAGAAGATTGAAAGTGCAGTAAAAGAAACTAATAAAGAGCTTACAGATCTCAAATCGATAGTTACTAGTAATACTACAAACATAGCTAGTAATACTAGTCTTCTCAATACTATCAAGGGAGATGTAGATAATCTTCAAGTTGTATATACTGAACTTAAGGATACCATTGATCAGAAGATTGAAAATGCAGTAAAACCTGTTAGTAAGGAAGTTACAGACCTTAAGGCAATTGTTACTACTAATCAGTCTGATATTAGTAACATGAAGCAACTTATTACTAACCTTCAATCTGCACATACTGATCTTGTTGATACTATTGACCAGAAGATTGAAGATAAAGTATCCGATCTTAGAAGTATCGTTTCTAGTAATAGCACTACGATTGATGCTATTAAGAAAGACTATTTGACTTCTGCAGATAAACGTTCTCTATTAGACACAATTAGTTTAAAAGTAGATCAATCTGATTACGAACAACTTGTATCTAAAGTCGATGCCAATACAACATCTATTGGTGTCTTAACTGGTAATAGTACTGTTGAAGGTTCTGTAGATTATAAAATTGAAAAAGCATTCAATGACTTTATGACAACTGAAACTGCCGATGAGGTTGTCAATACGTATAAGGAATTGATTACTTACGTCAAGAATCACGGACCAGAAGCAGCTAACATGTCTTCTCTTATTAATAGACTTGAAACTCAAGTAAGTGAAAATGCTACTAGATTAGACGATCTAGAAAGTAGTCAACAAAATAGTCTTATTAAGCGAATCTCTATTAATAAAGTAGATCTACCAATTGTAGATAACGCAGTAGATATTCCTATTGCGACATCTGAACTCTTTGGTGTTGTAAAATCATCCACTGAAGAGAACAAAATTATAATCCATGAGGATGGTGCTATGGAAGTAAATAGCATCAACTTTAATAAGCTAGTTCAAACCGAAGGTGATTTAATCATACTTGACGGTAGTTCTTGGCTTTTAAATTCTAAAACATAAAAAAATTTAAAAAAGGAAGGTAAATTTATTATGGCTAATGAGCAAATTTTACAAACTAGAGTTCAGCTACTCTATGATACGCTTAGCAACTGGGAATCTGACGCTGCCAAGGCAGTAGTACTTAAGGCTGGTGAAGTTGCATTTGTTGAAGTTACCAATGAAGATGGTTCTAAGGACGTTATCTTTAAGGTAGGCGACGGTGTAACTCCTTTTGGAACTCTTGCATATGGTAGTGCAAAGGCAGCAGATGTTGAGGCTTGGGCTAAGCAGTCTGAGGAAGAGTTTCTAGAATACCTTAATGGACTTCTGACTACTGAAGGTAAATTAGAAAATGGTCCTTTCGTTCAGGTAAGCAACTATGACGAATTTGTAACCGCTATCAAGGGTTATGACGAAGCTGACGAAACCCAGCCTGCTTACAAGTCTGTTAAGGCATTAAGTGATGCTATCGCAAACTTAGAGGCAGAAGTTACTGGTGGTGTAGCTGGTAATGGTCAGACTATTAGTGCTAGAGTTGGTGAACTAGAGACTTCTGTAGGTAAGGCTGCTACTGATACTGAGGAAGCTACTGGTCTATTCCTTGCTGATGAGCAGATTTGGGAATATGTTAAGGATGGCGAAGATAGCTTAGCTGCTCAGATTGATAAGAACGCTGAGGATATCAAGACCTTAAATGACAACTTCGATAAGAATGTTGAAGATAAGGTTAATGCAATGCTCAACACTGATACCAATCAGGCTGCTATTGACACTTATAACGAAATGTTAGAGTTCTTTGCAGGTCATGAGGAAGATGGTGCAACTGCAACTCAGATCGTTACTGATATCAACGATATCAATGAAGCATTATTCGATACTACAGGTGAAGATGGTAGCGTAACTAAGAAGGGTCTTGTAACTAAGGTTGACGAGTACATTACTGCTAACGATGAAGCTATTGGCGAACTTGAGCAGGATGTTGCTGATAAGGATAAGGCTCTTTGGGACTATGTTAGAGACGAAGAGGGTTCCTTAGTTAAGCAGATCGAAGCTAATGATACTGAACTTGCTGCTATCAATGCTACTCTGTATGGTACTGAAGCTGCTGAAGGTGGCGAAGCTACTAAGGGTCTTGTAGATAAGGTTGACGAGTACATTACTGCTAACGATGAAGCTGTTGAAGCTCTTGAGACTGCTGTAGGTAAGCCTGCTGCAGAAGGTCAGGATGCTACTGGTCTCTATGCTGCTGATAAGGCTCTCTGGGACTATGTAAGAGATGCTGACGGTTCCTTAGATAAGAGAGTTGCAGCTAACGATGCTGATAACAAGGCTCTCTGGAAGTATATTACTGGCTCTGAGAGCAGTGCAACTGCTGCAGAAGGTAAGGATTTAGTCACTAGACTGGATGCAGTAGAACAGGTATTCGTTAAGAACACTGATACTTTAGTTCTACAGTGTGGTAATGTAGCTTCTTTAACAGGAACTCAGGCTGCTGAATAATCACAGATTATAAAAAAAAATAACTTTTAAAAGACATTACCCTATCATAGCATTATGATAGGGTAATTTCTAAATCTAATAAAGGAAGTGATACCGAATATGTCCGATTCTCAAAACACAACGATTATTAAACATAAAAGAGGTACTACTGAACGATGGAATGAACTAAATCCAATCATTGAACGTGGTGAAATAGTTTTAGAGTATTGTGAAGATGGCACAATTAAAGCTAAAGCTGGTGATGGAGACACATTCAAAAATTCGCAATATATAGGCGGAACTATCATCAACAATGGCACTACTGGAGATGTTAACTGTAATTGCGATTTAACTTCCATTGAAGATAGTATTGACGATCTTAAAACTAGAGTAGAAGTACTCGAAAATAATAGCGGTGATGATAGTGATGTTAATTGTAATTGTGATCTAACTTCTATTGAAAATGACATTTCTAGCATCATCACTAGATTAGAAACACTTGAAAGTGGTAATGACAGTGGCGATGATACTGATTGTGATTGTGATCTAACTTCAATTCAAGAAGATATTTCTAACATCATTACCAGATTAGACGCAATTGAAGGCGACAGTGATGTTGAATGTAATTGTGATTTAACTTCTCTTCAAAATGATATTAACAACATCGTTTCTAGATTAGAGATACTTGAAAACAGTGAAGACGATGGTTGTGATTGTGATCTAACTGTCATTGAAACTATTCGAACTGATATTTCTAACATCATTACCAGATTAGACGCATTTGAGGGTGCTAATAATGTTAACGTTGATGGTTTAACCTACGATAAGAATACGTACGAACTATTTCTGACTTCTAATGGCGAGAAAGTAGGAAATCCAGTTATTATTGCTGGCGGCTCTGGTGTGGTTGGCGAGCCTGGATATAGTACACGTCTTAGAACTAATATGACATCAACTGAGTTTACAGTTGCTAAAACTGATGAAACTTTATTAAATGCTACGTTCTATGAATATTGTGATGGTGTGCCTACAACGCTTGAATGTAAACTCGAAGTAACTTATAAACTTCATGAGGACGATGATACAAAATGGCAAGTCTTTAAAACAGAAAATATTAAGAACTGCAGAGAATTCTCAGTAAACGTAGCAAATATTCTTGTAAATGATACGGCAGTAGACATTAAACTTACTGTTACTGGTGGTGAGTCTAAAGAGTCTCGTTACTTAGACTTTACACTTACACAGGTTGAAGCTAAGATTGAAGCTTTGAATGTTGGTAGCTTTGCAGCATATAGTGGTAACATCGAGTACCAGTATAAATGCATAGGACGTAACCTGAATAAAGTCGTCTATTTTGAAATCGATGGTGATGTATATGATGAGATTGACGTAGGTGCTAGCCATAATGAAACTAAGCAAAAGATCATCAACATGAGTGAATACGGCTATGGTGTCCATAGTTTAAATGTTTACTTTATGACTGATACAGGAGCACCTTCTGTAATTTTACAACACGAAATATTCTATTACGACAAGAGTTCTTTAAATTCTGAACCTATGATTGGCATTATATGTAACAAAACCGAGTATACATATGGTGAACAGATTGAAATAGAATATGATGTGTATACCCCTAAAAAAGAAACTACAGATGAATTAAGCATTCGTCTTTATACTATAGAAAATAGTGGAGAGCATACTTATGATGCTACTTCACTTGAAAAAATCCCTTTTATTAATCCTGAAACTGAAAAACCAGGATATAAATGGATTCCAGTATCTTATCCTACTTCTGGTGTAGCTTATATCGAATTTACCAGTAAGAATATTAAGAGAACTATCGAGCTTAAGATTAACGAACTTAAGAGTAAATATCCTTTACAACCAGTTTCTGCAAACCTCGTTTATTCCTATACTGCTAATGGTCGTACTAATAACGATGTAAATAAGAATAGCTATAGCTATTCTTACACAACCATTAACAATGAGACGATTGATATTAAGAGTACCTTTGAGAACTTTAACTGGGTTTCCAATGGTTATGTTGAAAGTGGCGCATTAACTTTAAGCGGTGATGCTCGTCATACCATTAAGTTCCCAATTTTCTCTACTACCTATACAGATGAGGATGGCATTAT